CAGGCTCTTCTGGTACATCTGGCTCATCTGGTTCGAGCGGTTCGTCAGGATCATCTGGCTCTTCTGGTACATCTGGCTCATCTGGTTCGAGCGGTTCAAGCGGGTCATCAGGCTCTTCTGGCACATCTGGCTCATCTGGTTCGAGTGGTTCAAGCGGGTCATCAGGCTCTTCTGGTACATCTGGCTCATCTGGTTCGAGTGGTTCAAGCGGGTCATCAGGCTCTTCTGGCTCATCTGGTTCGAGCGGTTCGTCAGGCTCTTCTGGTACTTCTGGCACATCCGGTAGGTCAGGATCTTCTGGTACATCAGGATCTTCTGGCTCTTCAGGTTCAAGTGGTTCATCAGGGTCTTCTGGCTCAAGCGGATCATCAGGTTCGAGTGGTACATCAGGCACATCCGGTAGGTCAGGATCTTCTGGTACATCAGGATCTTCTGGCTCTTCAGGTTCAAGTGGTTCATCAGGGTCTTCTGGCTCAAGCGGATCATCAGGTTCGAGTGGAACATCAGGTACATCCGGTAGGTCGGGATCTTCTGGTACATCAGGATCTTCTGGCTCTTCAGGTTCAAGTGGTTCATCAGGGTCTTCTGGCTCAAGCGGATCATCAGGTTCGAGTGGAACATCTGGCACTTCGGGAACATCACCAGCACTTACAGGTATAACCTCAATATACCCAATTTCAACAGGAACAACAGGCTCTGCGGGTTGGGGTATGATAACCAGATTTACTGCTGGTGAATCATTAGCGTTTGGTGATGTTGTATATATTGACGCAACACTTGGTCAATTTAAAAAAGCTGACGCAGATACGGGCTCTACAGCTCCTGCAATAGCTTTATGTCTTGAAACAAGCTTAAGTAGTGGTGCAGCAGGAAACTTTTTGATGCACGGGTTTGTAACAAAAGTGTCTTCAGGTGTTGGAGCATATGGTGGTCCTAATACTATTTGGTATTTAAGTACTACAGCAGGAAATATAACTACAACACCGCCATCAGCCAAAGATGACGTAGTACAGATAATTGGCGTAGCTTTAAGTGAATATACATTATATTTCCATCCACAATTAGTTTTCACTATATTATCATAAAAAAAATGTGGCAGTTAATTCTGCCACATTTTTTTTTATTTGTAAGATTTTTCTTCAACAAATAATGAGTTATATTTTATATTTATTTCTTTTTTTATAACGGATCTTTTGTCGTTTGTAATATAAACTTTTCTAGCTAAATCGATAAACTCATCATCGAATGATTTATCGATTTCTTTTTTTCGTATATGATCTTCAATATCCCACAAGCTTTTATTAATAATTAAAAGATTATAATAATCGTCATCACTGATTTTAAGCTCATTGAATACAATATCATGTAAATAACTAAATTCATTATTTACGTTATACAATTTATTAACATCGGATATATTTTCTTTTTTTATTTGTAAAATAGATAACTTATCTACAATTTCTCCAATTGATACCTCAATTTTCATACTTAAATATGTCTTTTTTTATTCTTTGAAACACCATATCTGGCGTTATAGATTTATGGCATTCAAATTGCCTAGGAGTATTTTTATGTTCTGGACACCAGTTCCAATCTGATTTGTCGAATTTAAATAATGGGTTATTCCAACAACTGTTACATACTGATTTATTAATAATTCTAGTACAATTTGATTTAAATTCTTGGTCCTCATCCGTGAAATTAGCGATCATAACAACATGTTTATCTAATGCCCAAGCAAGCCATGATAGACCGCTAGATAAACCGATTAAAAACTCACTATGATGAATCACATTCATAGTATTTTCTATTGATGTATCGGATAAGTTTATAACCCCATTAATTTTAGACGCTTCTTTTGAGACAGAGATAACTTTATATCCGCAATTTTGAAGATACTCACAAAGTATTTCCCAACCTCTAGGATAATTCCAATATTTTAGTTGGGCTGTAGAATCTGTTGCTATGGTAACGTATCTAGATTCAATAGGTCTTTTCCCCGGATTAAATTTAATCCTTGGAGAAATTTCATGGTAATTTAATCCTAAAATGTTTGTTGCCACCTTTTGCAAGGGTATTATTTGAGGGTTTTCTGGGGCACTATTATTATCATAATAATATCCTATGTTATACATCGCGTATAAGTCATAAACAATATCACCAGGAGTTACGAACTCAATTTCAGGGTAAACATCAACAAATAATTTATTCCAAAATGTTGATACAATCAAATAACAATTGTGTTTTTTCTTAAATTCTAAGCAATATGGCATCCAAGCAATTGTATCGCCTAACGAGTTACTATCGAATGCGATATAAACTCTTTCATTTTTTAATGATAATGTTTTTGAATATATAATTTTATCATCAATAGATACATTAGTTTTCCATTTTGTATAATATTTTCGGTTAAGTCTTATCCAAGTATTTGTGGTGATATTTTCAGAATAAACAAGTGTGTTATTTTCATCAATAAATTCTACGTGATATGTGTTATTATCCTTTCCTTTTATTTCAAAATAAGGTTGACCAACAAATGATTGAGCTATATCTAATTTATATTTGGATTCTTTGTTTTTTAAATTTAGATATAAATTAACATGTTTTTCCGCAAAAGAATTCTGTTCATTAGTTGCTGTATATGAAAATAATTTTGAATTTACAATTTTTTCTAATTTATTTTTTGTGTCTAAAATATTATCATCTATTGGTATAATATATTGTGAGTATGTGTCTAAATAAACATTTAGATCTCTTGCTAATATTTTCAATCCAAAAGATATAGCTTCTTTTAGAGTTATTGGGTTACACTCAAATGTTGAGTTAAATATTAAAACATCAGAAGCTGCCATAAATGCATGAACGTCATTTCTTTCACCCCATACAGTTATGTTCTTAGGTAAATTTTCAACAATTGGGCCCCAATAGTCTTCAAAATTAGGTGCTAAGGAACCAATAGCATGAAAATGTAAATTGTTATTGTTTTCAAACAATTTTGCAATTTCTACGAATTCTTTTTGATTTTTACCTGGTGTCCAAATACCGACATTTAATACGTGTCTTACTTCAGGATCTAAATTTAAACTTAATTGCGCTTTTAATTTTTCAGCTTTTGTTTTTTTGAAATTTTCAATCGGATATTCAATTAACTCTAAAATTTCTTTTTCATCAGCAAAAGTTACATTTTTATGATATTTTGAGCATAAAGCATATGCGTCAGGATGAAATTCTTTTGATTGTTTAGGATTAAATACAACATTATGGCATGTTTCGACAATATTCCAAGATCTGTCCTCAGAATATAGTAGGTTAATTAAATCTCTTGGCACAGGATTAAATGAGTCAAAGCCTTCAATTGGTTCATCAATATGTACTACGTCTATATTATTATATTTAATAATATCCAATAACTTGTATTTATTATCAATAGGTTCACCTAAATATCCTAAGGAATAAAACTTATCAGAATCGATCATAGTTTTTATCATATCTTTTTGCACTGAAAATGCATCGCCATAATTTGTATATTCAACAACAAAAATATTAAATTCGTCATTATAGTATTTTTTTATGGCCTCAATTCTTTTTAGTAGAAAAGCTGGCATACCACCTGTTGATAAATGAGGGGCTAAATACAATATATTTGTTTTTTTTCCGCTATCTCGGTTTTTTATTTCATCAATTTTATTTATCATATCCATAATAATATTTGGTCTTTTTTCACCATGTATAAAATACACAGAATTTTTCTGGGGAGGTAGTTTAAACCATTCTTGTATTTCGTTTTCAATACCTAAATAATTTTTGTTATCATTGATAATATCAATTCTATCTAACGATCCGTTAACATATATTAAAGGCAAACCCTTATCTATTTTATATTTCCATAATAAGCAGTTTAATACGGTTTCTTCGTTATAAGGGGCATAAATTGCATGGTTCCTAAATATTATATCCATTCCGCAAGTAATATACCATTCATTTAAAAATGGTATACTCTTCTGGCCTGATATATAATAACCAGATTGCCTATAACTTGTATTTAGCCTAAATGATTGATCAATATTCAATAATTCGCATAATTTGTGTTCAACGGTATTTTCTAAACCGTCTTCATGACCAATTTCGTTATATGCTAAAAAATCATAAATGCCTTTGGTAAAATAAGGAATATTTTCATTTTCTGGATATAAATCAAAAAAAATGTCAATATTGTTGAATATAACTGAGTCGGCATCAATAAAGAATACTGTTTTAGCATAATTTTCTAAGGCATGTATTGTTATAAATGGTTTTTGGATTAATATTGAATATATGTGAGGGTTTTCTCTTTTAATATAAAAATTAGATTCATCCAATCCTTTAATGTATAAATCATCATTATTTTTATGCCTTAAATGTATATTATACATTACTTCACAATATACGTCATTATTAGATGTTTCAAATTTTTTATTTATAGAATAAACTATTATCGGTAATTTAGAGAACTTCCTAATACTAGTTATAGTACATTCTATTACTGGAAAATAATTTTCGGTTGCATACAAAATATACGCTTTATCAAATTTAAGTTTATTATTCATATGATTTTCATAATTGTTTCGTAAACATCAATTACCGATGGGTGGCATTCAAATTCAGGTTTATTTTCTAAGCAGCCAATTAATGGGGGAACACCATGTATTGTACCCCATTCTCTAACACCATATTTCATGTCTGAAGCACAAAATATTCCACAAGGACCTGAGATATAATGGTATTTGTAATCTTGTGACATATATCTATATGGGGCTCTAAATTCGTTATTTATGGAGCTTCCGAGTTGAATTATTTCGGCATCTGTTGTTCCTGCTAAATGCAGCAGTCCTGAATCCATTGTTACAAAACAAGAAGATTTATCAATTAAGTGCCAGGTTTGCGATATATTACTTTTGTTTGATAAATCTAAAACCAAGTCTTGTTTTATGCTAAATATTTTTTTTGTAATGTGAAAAAATCCATATTCCTCGGTGTTTTTACCTGTAATAACAACATTTATATTATTTCCGCATAATAAATTAACAAGATCGGCCCATTTGTCTTTATCCCAGGTTCTTGAGGGCCAATTTTCTGCGGGATGGATTAAAACGAATTTTTCTGGTAGTCCATCAATTGGTATATATTCATCGGGTTCATATTCTGTATACAAATCATCTTCAGATAATTGAAAGCCAAGCGTCATAGCATGATATTGTCTTATATCACATACATTACTTTTAAATTCAACACCAAACTCATTTTTCTTACCAACATTATTGAATGATGAATGATATATCTGTGTTGATTTTACATTTTCTATATTAATTGCATTTACATAATAAGCTTTTTCAACATTTCTGTTATTATGGAATAACTCAGGATAATTCGTTATGACATATATTTTGGAACCATATGATTCTTTTAATTTCCTAATAACAGGGGTTGCTGATAGCGTATCACCTAAGCCTTTTGCTTCGGATAAATCTAGGAATACTTTTTTCATTTTTTGTTAAAAAAATAATGTTTTTTAATTCAAAATTAAATAAATTAGCTTATTATTTTTCATTGATTTTATCAAAAAAATTAAATTCTAGTTATTTATAGTATAAAACATTATTCATGGCTTGTCTATCTGGTGTAACTAATTCTAGCTCCTGGCAATATACAGATTGTTGCGGTTATTTCCAAAGCGGATCTACTATTGGTACACCAATTTGTTTAAATGACGATTACTCATATTCTGGAATAACATTAACTGACATGAGTTGTAGTCCAGCCTGTGCTAGTTATCAATACAATTTTACGGATTGTTGTGATAGTGGCATAACATTTACAGTTAGTGGTATTCCGGCACAATTAGTTTCTAACTTTTATCACGTTACTGTTTCAGGATATACTGGTTGCACCTATATAGATAATTTAGGTGGAGGAACAGTATATGATGGGACAACAGGTATATTTGTCCAGCAAGTTAGTTGTGAAGGCTGCATAACATGCCCTACACCTACACCAACACAAACGCCTACACCTACACCATCACCAACACCGACACCTACGTATATAGGGCCTGAATGTCCGATTAACCAATATTGCTTAGATACTAATAATTATTTTGATAATGATGGGACCTATAATAAAGTTGGTAACTATAATGGATATGCGTATTATACTGGGGGTACAGATCAAATAGGGTATTTATATAATACAGGGTATAAATGGTGTTTATCTGATAGTTTGGGTGGAGATTGTTTTTTATTTGGTAAAGTTCCTTGTTACGAAAATTGCCCAGACATTTCATTATCTGAATTAACAGAAGGAGTTTGTGTTGTAACACCAACGCCAACACCTGCAATATGCGACGATTTTGATTTTAATGCGTATTTTAATTGTGAGATAATAACACCAACACCAACAGCAACAATAAGCCCTACACCGACATCTACTCCAACACCAACACCGACACCAACGCCGACATCTGATTGTTCGTTATCTAGTATTTCTTTAAGTGCTACAACATTACCTACACCAACACCTAGTGCGACACCTACGGCAACACCAATAACGGGTTATAGCGTTTGCTTTAGTGGTGATGTAACATATACTTTAGTTGATGATACATTTACAGATACTAAAACAAAAAAACTAGTTGATTGTATATCAGGAGACACATACTATGTTGTTGACTCATTGGTATTTTCAGGATTATCAATTGAGACTGGAGTTACATTTAATTGTGTAATAAATGGCGTTTCAAAATGTGTAACATACGAGTCATTATCAAGTAATTCGTCAAATGCTATCCTCAATGACATAATATGGGTTTTAGGTCCAGGTTGTGATAACTGTTCAATAACTCCAACGCCAACACCTACACCGACAATAACACCAACAAGCACGATATCACCAACACCTACATTATCTCCAACGGCAACAGGCCCAACTTCGACACCTGCTCCGGCACCAACAAGCACTCCTACGAATACACCGACTTCAACACCAACACCAACACCGACAGACGTTATCCCAACATTATATTTAACAATGGACAATATATCTAGTTCATCGTTCCCAATATTTGTTGCGGAACTAAATACACCTATAACAGGTAACTTAACAGTTTCAACAGTTTTTGGTGATGGTTATGATGATATAGGTTGTACATCAGGTGTTGCTGGTGCTCAATATAATAATCTGAGCAGTCTAGTAACATTTAACACTGGTAATTCTGGGATAGTATCTTTAACTCCAGACACTAAAACAGGTTATTGGAATTCAGGAGGAGGAGGCACTCCGATTAGATACACATTATATAATGTAAAAATAAATGGAACATCCATACCGTCTAGTGGGTCAACAATATTAATAGGATCTACTGTTGTGACAATAGTTTGGGGAACATGTGTAAGTTAAAATAATATGAAAGAGATAACTATTACAGACTTAATCGGAACACAACCATACACAGTATATATTTGTGACAATACATATAACATGTGTGCATACGTTACAACAATAAATGATGCTGACATACCATATTCTTTTTTAGTTCCAGAACCATACAATAATTTAAGTGAAGTTGGTATCCGGGTATTAGATGGGAATAATTGTGTGATAAAATCTTTAATTGTAATATAAATTATATGAATTTAAGTAGCTATGTTACAGGATGCTGTGATAATCAAATATATAAAATAAAATCAGGAACAAAATACACTGTTGGTAATTTATTAATCAGCAAGCCAATTAATTTTTGTTACAAAGTTATTGAAGAGCCAGATATTAAGGTATATTTTACCATTCTAAATGATGATATACCTTTGGTTGATGCTGGATCTGGTATGACATGTTCATATTCAGGATGCTTGCCATGTCCAGGGCCAGAGCCAACGCCATTACCTCCACCTCCGATACCAGGGGTTTCATATAACGAATGTGAACCAATAACATTATTTCCATTAGGTGCTCAGTGTATTGCAATAAATCCTGACGTTAATAGTCCTAATAGTGGAATATTATCTTTAGCAATAACTGGGGGTACAGCACCATATTATGTTGTATGGTCATTACCTAATAATACCACAGCTACTGGTACAACAATATATAACTTGAGTGCAGGTACATATAATGCCACAATTACTGATAAATATTATGACTTTATAACAACCGTTAGCTGCGAATTAATAGAACCATTAGATTGTATTTTTTCTGGCTCTGTTAGTGAACTTAACTATTTGTTATTAGGTAGCGGAACAACTATCTTGTCATCATGTTCTGGTGAAACAAAAGAATACTGGTCAACAGTTTCACAAATATTTGAAATGCAAAGTGGGGATATCATTTATTATGATTATGAATTAACAATGCCTGTAGTTGAAGGGTATTATTCAAACGGTATTTATTGGATACAAACAAATTCTTTGGGGTCTGTTTTAAATATTGGCACTTGTTCAATACCAACAATATCTCCTAGCCCGACACCAACATCAACACCAACACCTACAGTTAGTCCTACTCCGACATCAACACCAACACCTACGCCAACTCCGACACCATAATATGAATAGGATATTTAATATAACAATAACAGCAGGAACTCCTGACGGAACTTTTTCGGTGTATTATGATAATATATCATCTAGTAGTTTGGCTACTAAATATTTAACAACAGAATTTGCTACAGGATTAACTTTTTCGGAGTTAATAACAGGGGTTTTAGTTGTAGTCCCAGATACAAGTAAAAAAATATTATTATATAACAATTTATGTGGCTTGTATAATACAATAAACATTTCAGATCCAATTAAAACATATCCTTGTTTTTGTTTATCAATTACAAATTCAAGAACAAATACGCTTAAAAGATATACATTTTGTTATAACGGCAACTCTTATAATGGTAAACCTGAGTATTTTACGACAATAAATCTGATAAACTATTATGCCAGATGGAATTTTATAAATCAATATTGGGAGCTAGACCCAATACCTGATTATCCTAGCTTAATTATACGAAGCTCAGACCCGAAAGATACCCCATTGACAGGATGGTTTGTCTTTGGTAATAACGCTCAATTTTTTAGTTGTAAATCAACAGAGGGTCAATGTCAAAGTGCAGATAAGACATATAGTATAAAGTGTAATTTTAATAGTCCATCATGTGTAAACGAAAATGATGGGTCAATAACTTCGGTGGCAACTGGTGGTAATCCTCCTTGGCAATATTCTTTAGATAATGTTAATTTTATTAATGTTGGGATATTTAATGGGTTATTTTCTGGGGCATATACAGTCTATGCTAAAGATTCATCAGGTAATACAACTAGTTGTGACGTTACACTATCACCATCTCAACCAAAAACTTATGAATTACCGATGGTTGTTACTGCTGGCCCGGATAGAGTTGGTACAACTATAAATGACTTAACAAAATACAAAATCGACTTTACTATTGATACATCATTATTGCCTGTAGGTGTTAATATTGAGTTTGATTATGTTGTAACATACACTAAAACCTATTCTGAGCCTGGAACAGTTAGTTTTATAACAACAGGGCATAGTATTAGTGTGAATAATATTCAAAAAACAATGTCAATAATAGATAGTGGGCCATTCATCAATATATCTACGTCACAATGTAATCCGATACATGATGTATATGCTGCATATGATATATATTCTGCTACAGCCATAACAGGTAATAACACATCAAATATTGTTGGTTACATTGAATATACAATAGATATTGATCCTGGCTTCACATTCGATCCATTATGTTATACAAGAGGTACGGTTGGGATAAATGCTTATTTGTCAAATATTACGGTGGATAATGATTGTGTTATAATTCAACCAACAACAATAATTGAGAGTACCACGCAAATACCTCAACAAATACCGCAGCAAGACCCTAATAACCCACCTAGTGGCTAATAATTTACATTAAATAGGATATTTATCGTTATGGCATATATAATAAAAAATACATCAGGTCTATTAAATACAAGGTTTACAGATACCGGTAGATTAAAGCTATCTAAAGGTAAACTAGATATTCGTTATTTCCAAATTGGGGATAGTGAAGTGCTATATAATCAGATACCAGGTTATAATCAAACAAACAATAATATAATAGAGGCCGCATATAATGCTCAAAATTCTAGTCAGAATCCAGAGACAAATAAAATGCATATAAAATATCCATATTATGTATCTGGTTCATCTGGCAATACATATGGTTTAGCGTTTGAGGACTCACAAATTTATTCGGTATTCAACACAGCAGCACCAAGAGGCTTTTTTAGTGGTTCGGCTAATTCATGGACGGCAAAAACTTCTTCAGCATACACTATTAGTTCTAATTACATTTTGGACCTTTGTTCAAATAGTGGTAATACTATAACATTAACAGACGATTTTTGTTCTACAACAACAGGAGTAACATTTTCCGGTCATTTTGCTACGATTTATTATGATGGGGTTGGTTCATGTAATAGTGGGTTAACTGCAAACTTTCCAATTTTAACTTATAAAATACAATCAGTATCAGGTAATACACTAACTTTGGATAGGAATATACCTAATTATTCTGAGTCGGGTTGTTGTGGAACGGCTAGAGTATTAATATACCCTTCAGGTATGACTGAGTTATATGATTACAATACGCCTGAAGGATACTGGCCACCTGATGTTATTAACTTTGAATCTATTTGTGATTTAGGTAACACCGATGTTAAAATTTGGAATATGAATATTCCTTGGTCAGTAAGTCCGGCAGGTGTGGTTTCTACTTTGAATGAAGATTTCACAAAATATAATTCACGAACATATCTTGGTAGTAAAGAATATTTTGGCTATCAAGAACTAAGCGGTCAAACATTTTGGGTTTCACCTGCATTAACTGCTGAAACAACAGATACTTATTATTTTAATTCATATCAAAAACCTGTTTATCAAAATCCTAATGAGCAAAAGGCTATTGCTATAGTTCATTATACAAACAATGCTATTGATAGTTTTTATGGTGAAAAATTTGCGTTAAGACCATTCGATCCGCAAAGTTTAGAGACGACTGGTTTTGCTAGAAACTTTAAAGTTTCAATACCTTGGCTAATGTGGCATAAGTCATCTACCGGTCAAATGGGGGAGACTTTTTATGTTGATCCGGATGTTGGGGTTCAGGGATTATTCCAAGTCAAATATATGAAATCTGCTGTGGATAATGATATGAATAATCCAGGGCTAAGATACTATCATTTGTGGGATACACATGTAAATAACTTAGGTACACCAAATAGAGTAGGAAAAGTATTTCCTGATATAAAAACTATTGTGTTTGACGATGACGAAATCGTAGCAGCCTTATCGTATAAATCAAATAGAAACTGGACATTACCTGCACCATCTTTGTCTTTGGTTGCCCCCAATTTGTGTGATGCTGACGTTGATGACTTTGGTGTTATAGGTAATAACCAAGAGTACATGTATATTACGTATAGATTTAATTCAACATTTGGATTTACTGACTCATTGCATTGTAATTATTATTCTAAAGTGCAAGGTCCTAGTGATGAGTGTAATCAAGACAGGCAAAACGTTGCTATTAAATTTGGTGAGGAATTTCCTTTTATGAATTCTGGTTGCACTTGTTTTAGTGGATTTAATGCGAATGAATTTATGGTATTAGCTCAGTTGGTTTCTGGTTCTACAACACAACCTTCGCCTGGAGCTTGGAAAAAAATTGATTTTACTTATAGGGTGAGCGGTGATACTTGCAATGGAGCAATTTCGCCTTCTGCTATGACATCAAATACATTCATTATTAGCTACGATATGTATAATAATGCCGATACATATGATTTAGCAGATTATTTACCTTTACCAGAACCATCAGGGCAAGAAGATCTTTTGAATTTTGGTGAGGAGTATTTTTTTTATGGAAATATCGAGACAGATATTGAGGCAACTATTTATGAAATGAGGTTTTTATGTAATTTAGTTTCAACACAATTTACAAACACAACTAACCCAACATGGGTTCCAGGAACAAATAGTTTTATAACTGAAGTTGGTTTGTTTGATGTCGATAAAGATTTGGTTGTAATAACAAAGTTGCAGTCACCTATACAAAGGCAAGGTACTCAGCAATTTGCAGTAAGATTGGATTTTTAATAATTCACAATTACAACATATTTAACTATTATTGTATCAATAATTTATTATATGAGTGAAACTATTGTAAATAACCCAAAAATTCTAGGATTGGACGTTTCAACTAAAACTATTGGGATCGCATTATTTGATATTGCGACTAAAGAATTATTAGAATTAACGCATGTATCCCCCAGGCCAAAACCTGAAGTTGGAAATAAACTGGAAGAACTAATATTAAAATCTAATATGTTTAGATCAAAGTTAGAAGCGTATTCTAGTTTAAATATCACACATGTTGTTATTGAAGAGCCGTTATTGAACTCTAATAATGCATATACAATAGGTACGCTACTTAGGTTTAACACTCTAATATTTAGAGAGGTTTATGAAGTATTAGGTATTGTTCCTGATTTTATCACAACATATGAATCCAGGAAAAATGCCTTTCCTGAACTTTTACAGAAAAATGATAAGGGTAAAAATGTCTTGTTTGGTGGGTATCCAAAGGATGTTGATAAAAAAATGGTAATATGGGAATTAGTCTCTAAACGTGAACCGCAAATTCAATGGTTATTTACTAAAAATAATACGTTGAAAAAAGAAAATTTCGATAGTACTGATGCGTATTGTTGTGCGTTAGGGTTCCTAAAAAAGGAAGGCATTTGGAGTTAAATTTATTTCTTGTTTTTTTTATTGAAATTAATTTATTACCTTTGTTCTATGGAAGAGCATGATGTAATAATAACCTTGTTGGATGATCTGTTGGGTCAGCATAAAGCTCACTATCCCAACAAATCCCAGATATCATATGATTGTCCAAATTGTTCAGAATTAAAAGGATTAGAATCTGGGGATGGGAAAGGCAACCTAGAAATATCGTATTCTAAACATTTATTTCACTGCTGGTCTTGTGGGGATTATAGCAAAATGCATGGTCCTCTGGGTAAGCTATTTGAATTATATGGTGATAAAAGGCTAAAAAAACTTTACAATTTAATAAGACCGAAAGATTCGGAACAAGTTACGCATTTTAGGAAGAAAATAAAACTACCTGAAGATTTCGTGTTATTAAGTGAATCAAATAAACGGTATCCTCCGTATCTTGAGGCTATAAATTATTTGAAGTCTAGAGGTATTACAGAAGAAATAATAAACAAATATAAAATAGGTTTTGCGGCCAAAGGAGATTACAAAGGTAGAATTATAGTACCGTCATACGATAGTAACAATGAATTAAATTATTATATTGGAAGATCTTGGAACACAAAATCACGAGCAAAATATAAAAATCCTGAGGCTGAAAAGGAGTTGATTATTTTTAATGAACACCTTATTAATTGGTCCGATGATATTTTTTTAGTTGAGGGGGTGTTCGACTCTTTTTTTCTAAACAATAGCATTCCCTTGTTAGGTAAACATTTACCAAATATTCTTTTTGAAGCATTATATAACAAGGCAAAGGGTAATATTACTATATGCCTCGATGGAGATGCTTTTGATAACGCACTAAAACTATATCATGAGCTAAATGGGGGGGTATTATACGGTAAGATTAGGGTTTTAAAACTACCGGCAGATAAAGATGTCTGCGATTTGAGGGGAAAAATAAACGAATATTATTATGAAATAAAATAAATGATGAATATAAATGACACGGCTAATGAGCTTAGAAAAGTTTTTGAAACAAAAAGAGAGGAACTTTCACTAAAGTTTTTTGAAGATACACACATCTACCATATGATAGATTCTAATGGTAATATACGTGATAATTATCCTTCCGTTACTAAAGTTATTAAAAAATTTTATGACGAGTTTGATGCCGAACAAATTTCTGAACAAATATCAAAAGGTAATACACAGAAAAAGAATGAACTATTACTTAAATGGAAAGAATCAGGAGATAAAGCTGTCAATCTTGGTAATCGTGTACATTATTTTTTAGAGCAAACTTCTGTAGATCTTTTTAATTTAAGAAAAACTCTTAGAGAACCTGTTTTTGAATGTGATAGATACCAGTTATTAGCTAGTGATAAAATGATATCCGCCGGTAACAAATATCTTAAACTTATGAAAGAACGTGGTGGTATATTATTGGATACTGAGATGGTAATAGGTCATCCTGAATTGGGGTACGTTGGTCAACCAGATAAAGTATGGTTATTTGAATCTAAATCTAGAGGTGAAATTGGAATTGCTATCACAGACTGGAAAACGAATCAATCTAAGAATTTTGTTCCTAACAAATATACTAAAAAGTTAAAACCACCTTTTGACGATATAGACGATACTGCTTTAGGGCACTATTATTTACAGTTGCCATTATATGGGAAATTGCTTCTAAAAATGCTTGAAGGAACTGAATTTGAAAATACAAAATTATTAGGTTGCATTGTGGTTCATTTGAATGAGGACTCAATGTATTCTGAGTATAGGGTTCCTCAAAACATAACAAATCGTGTTTTACAATACGATTTTAAATTACACAAAATTTGACAATAAACTAAAAATAAATTAAAATTACTATGGATTCAAAAATTGATTTAAGATCACAACCTAATATATCTTGCGAAAAATGCGGATCGAAACTCTTCAAAGAAGCTTTTATACTGAAAAAAGTGTCTAGGATTATGCTTGGGGAGAGTCAAGATGCTATTGCACCTATTAGCGTTTATTGTTGTAATCAATGCAACCACATAAATAAAGAATTTAATATTTTTGACACACAAGAATCTAATGATAAAGAAAATAATTCACTTCTCGGACTTACACCTTAAAATATATAAAGATCACGAATTATATCGTTTATTATTAAATAAAGCCTTTTCTGAGTGGCGTGGACATAATCCTGATAGAATTGTTTTTTCTGGTGACTTGGTTCATTCTAAAAACCAAATGTCACCAGAATTGATAGACATGATTGCTTGGGTATTGGTGGAATGTTCTAAAATATGTAAAACAATTATCATACCAGGTAATCATGACTTTTTGGAGGCAAATATGGGTCGACTAGACGCTATAACTCCTGTTGTTGAATCTTTAAATAATAAAAATATTGTTTACTACAAAAATAGAGGCATCTATGAAGATTCCAATGTTAATTGGTGTGTATATTCATTAATGGACCATAATATACCACCTGACTTTGTTTTTTCAGATAAAAAAAACATAGGTATATTTCACGGTGCGGTTCATGGGTTAAAAACAGATGTTGGCCACGTTTTTACTGAAGGTTATGATACTAATAAATTTTCAGGCTGCGACGTAGTATTATGTGGCGATATACACAAAAGACAAGTTTTTAATATTCCTAATAATAAGAAAGCATATATGGTTGGCTCTTTTATTCAGCAAGATTATGGTGAGTCAGTTAGTTATCATGGCTATGGCCTTTATGATCTAGAAATTGATGAATATACGTTTTTTGACATTAAAAACCCCAGGTCTTATCTTTCTTTTAAAATTACTAGTATTGATGATATAATTAATGGAGATGAAAAACTTATCAATTCATAATGAATTGTATTCTACAATTCAGGAATATTGTCACTTAAATTCAATATCTGATATTGAAAAGTTTTTACTTCAATGTTTAAAACAAGGTTTTGATATTAAAAAATATGGATTATTAGGTGGATCAGAGCCTGAAAAACAAATCGAGATAATAGAAAAGGAGGTTATTAAATATGTAGACAGGGAAATTATTAAAGAGGTGTCGGTGATTCAAGATAAAGATTGTAGTGAGCTTGTCGAAAAAGAAACGTTAGACTTACGAGATAAAATGTCTAAGTTGTCAAATACATTACAAACCCTGAGATCTGAATTGCAAGCTAAAGAAGATGAGCTATCGGCAATAAAAACTAAATCAATATCTCAATCAGCAACGTTTTTGAGAACAACAAATTTAAAAGATCAATTATGATTAAATTACTTATTTGGATTTTTATCGCATACGGTTGTACAAACATTTTGGTATACGGTTCCATTTTTAATGGATTTAAAAACTTTTTAAGGGAAAATAGGATACCTGTTATATCAAATATTAGTACCTTTGTGCTTCAGCTACTAAGCTGTGTTATGTGTACATCAACATGGGTTGGGTTCTTCTTATCATTCGTATTGTTCTCACCATATATTTCTTATATTGATGAATACAGACATTTTGGTAGTGGAATCGATTCTATACTGAAAGAAAGCCTTGTCGTCTTTGTTGATGGCTTATTCGCCTCAGGAAGCGTTTGGGCATTAAACAGTGTAATCGAATGGTTCGAAGAAAATAAAAAATAAAAAAAACTAAAACTATGGCAAAATCAAAAAACAGAAAAGGTCACAAACAACGTGTTCAAAGTAGGAACCAAAGAATTTCAGAGGATATTAATCGGCAGCGTAAGGCATTTAAAACTCTTCTAGAGTCAATTGAAAAGAATAAAGCCTCGGCTGAAACAGAGCTAACTTCAGAAGTTGAGGAACAACCCTCACCCCAAATAAACGTCCAGCAAAACCTTTAATTAAGAAAAATGAGCAGCGAAGTAACTGATATTGAGGAAAAATATACACCTAACGTACAAGTTATTTGGGAAGATGAACCACATAACTTCACACAAGAACGCATAAAAAGCGTTAAGCAATACTTTTCTAAAAAGTATGGTACAACAAATATAAATGTTATCACAGTGGACTCTAGTCAGGACGATGAGATGACCATGCAAACAATTGATGTATCATACAATATCATGGATAAGAATTATCAGAAGTCGTTAATTGATATGTATTTGGACTCTAAATCATACAATGATTTCGCTGCTGACGTTTACTTATTGGATAAACAAGTAGAAGATCTACTCATTTCTAGGTATGAAGACATCTCCGCATTTAAAAAATGGTCATTAAAAAGAATTGAATTTTCTAATTTTATGTCCTTCGGTGAGAATCAAGTTATTGACTTTACCAAATACAATGGTATTACAGTTATAACCTCGAATCCACCTAACTTTGGGGGTAAAACAGTCCTGGCGGTAGATCTTCTGCTTTTTCTATTCTTCAATACGACAACTAAAACGACAAAAAATGAGGATATATTCAATAAGTTTACAGACAAAAACAAAGTAGTTGTTAAAGGTGAGGTTACTATTGATGGCGATGATTATTTTATTATTAGGACTCTTGAGCGTAAAAAGAACAAGAGTGGGGATTATTCAGTAAAAGCGGAATTAGATTTTATAAAGAAAAATAAAGACGGATCTTTGCAAAGTTTAACAGGTGAGCAACGTCGTGAAACAGAAAAATTCATAAAATCATCGATTGGAGAACAAGAGGACTTTTTGATGACAATCCTTACGACAGGATCAAATCTAGAAGATTTGATTGAGTCTAAACCAACAGCCAGAGGACAAATTTTAAGTAAGTTTTTAGGGTTAGAATTCTTAAAAAGAAAAGAAGAAATCGCCAAAGAAATATACTCTACATTCTCTAAGGGATTAATCTCCAATATATATAACAAAGAAACTCTAAAACAGGATATTGAAAAAAACTTAGAGTTTATCGATACATTTCAAGAATGTCTAGAAATAGACAAAAATGCTTTATCTGAAATTGAGGAAAAGATTAAAATAGGGACATCATATAGGGAGGAGTTGATGGCTTCTAAACACACAGACATTGATTCGGTTTTGGCTGCAACAAATTTGGATACATTAAATTCTGAGTTAGAAAAACTAAATATCCAATATAGCAATACAATTAAAGAAATGTCTAATCTTTACCTTGTTAAACCTGATCAGTTTTATGATGAACAGGTTTACGATAAATTGAATGATGCGTGTAATGATATATATGTTGAGTTGACAACTATTGATTCTAAGATATCAGAGTTAGAGGAGTTAAAAAACTCTGTTGATGGTGGTATAAAGTGTGAACATTGCGGTATTGATATTATTAATGCCATTCTTGTTAAAAACAAATTGATGGATTTGGAAAAACTCTATCAGAAGAAAAACTCTTTAGTTCTTGAACTTGAAACATGTAAAAAAGAAAAAAAAGCTCTTATTGTATTAAGAGAAAAGTTTGATCTTTATGAAAAAAATTCATTAATTTATTCAAAATATGAGATAACAAAAGAATCTTTAGAGCTAAAAATAAATTCAGCTAAAGAAAAAATTTCGGATTACCTTGAAATCCAGGAAAAAATTAACAAAAATAATGAGATAGAGTCAAAACTTTTGAAAGCTAAATATCGTTTAGAAGAACTTACGCAAGCTAAAAGGAAACTTGATGAAAAAATAACATTTGCAATAGTGCAAATTAAAAATCATCATGATAAAATAGACTCTAATTACAATTTTATCCGGCAAATAGAAGAGGAAGCTGAGAAAGAAAAAATATATAAAATATATCTAGAGTTGTTTGGCAAACATGGTATTAGTAAGTATATAATGAAAACTATGTTACCAATAATAAACAATGAGCTTCAAAGATTGTTAAAAGATAGTGCACCATTCAAAGTTGAAATCAAGATTTCAGATAAGAATGATGTTGAGTTCTACATGATAGACAATTCTACGGGAATTGAAAAATTGCTTAATAGCGGGTCTGGATACGAAAAGACAATTTCATCTCTAGCCATAAGATCCGTTTTGTCTAAAATATGTTCGCTTCCAAAACCAAACATTATAGTAATGGATGAGGTGTTTGGTAAAATATCAAATGACAATTTAGAATTAGTTGGCAATTTTTTCTTCAAGATTAGAGAATATTTTGAAAAAATATTTGTTATCTCGCATAACCCAATGATAGACAATTGGGCAGACAATATCTGCCAGATTAAAAAATCTGAAAATATTAGTGAATTAATTTAATTATCAAAAAAAAAATATTACCTTTGCAGAACGATATGACTAGATACTACTTAATTTGTAATAAGACTGGCATTACGCAAAATGAAATCATGCAAACATTTGGTGAAATTGTTGAGATTATTGCACCAAAATTTGATATTACAAAACAAGATATTACGTTCTATAGGACTAGAGATTCAATCATGTTTCATTTTATGAGCGAGATGAATTGTCAACATATTGATAGTAAACTACGTGAGCCTCTAAATTCTATTTATAATGTTTATTTTTTGACTGTTGTAGATGATTCATCTGTGTTAAGCTTCCGTGATAAAGAAGAATATGAATTATTTATCAATATAACTAATCCAACAATCTTTGATTATTATGATGATGAAGATGATGAGGATTATGAGTATAATACCATTTGTAACAACAATTTTACCGATGGTGTGTTCAATATGGATACTATCTTGGACAAGATAAATGAACAAGGCATATCCTCTCTCACAAATGAAGAAAAAAAATTTTTGGAACAAATATGAAAGAAAAGAAAACAACAATTCCATTTAATCAAGCTGAAATTTCCTCATATCTTAAAGATCTTAGAAAGATCGAAGTTATGACAACTGAGCGTGAAAAAGAAATTGCAGATTTGATGCGTTCAGGTACACTTACGCCTAGCCAGGTTTCAAAGATTAACGAAGAGCTTGTTCGTGGTAATCTTAGATTTGTTATTACAATTGCTAAGCAATATCAGAACCAAGGTCTTGATCTTCCAGATTTGATCGCTGAAGGCAATATAGGTCTAATGAAAGCAGCTCAAAATTTTGACTGGAATAAAAACCTTAAATTTATTTCTTATGCTGTTTGGTGGATTCGCCAGTCAATCCTTTACTCTCTCAATGAAAATGCTAGAACGATAAGGCTTCCTGTAAATGTCGTACAAGATGTTCAGAAAGAAAAAAAAGCAATAGAGAACGGTACTGGATTTAAATCTGATAAATATGCTAACTTACCTAGCATGATTTGGCTTGATAAGCCAATAAATGAAGATGGTGATACTCTGGTTGATGTCATTTATAATAATGATGCTAGTAGACCGGATGAATCATTCAATAGTACCAAGGTTCTCAGGGATAAACTTTTTGAGCTTCTCGGTAGCTTGGATGACAGGGAAAGAACCATAATTGAAGATTATTACGGACTAACAGGTTCATGTAGAACTCTTGAAGAGATTGGACAAGACTTTGATCTAACAAAAGAGCGTATTCGTCAGATTAAGGAGAAAGGATTGCGTAAACTTAGGAATGGTACGGCAATTCTTTTTGACTATATATAAAAATAAAAAATAGACTATTTATGTGATAGTCTAATAATTTTCTAAACTAAAACTTTAAAAAAAATGAGGCAATTCATTAAAAACTATTTTACAGAGATTGTGCTTGCGTTTATGATTATGACACTGCTTAGTGTTTGTTCGACGAAAGGTCAAATATCTAAAATAAATAAAGATATTGGCAGGATAAAAGACTCAACTTACACTAAAGTTGAACTGGATAAAAAATTGACCATAATGGGCCTTGAATCTGAAAAAAGAATGATCCAAGCAACAGATAGAACACTTCTAGATGTTTCTCGTCAAAACGCGATTGACGAAGAGTTAAAAAAACTAAAGTAATTATGAGTTGGATTAAAAGAAATTTTAAATCAATAATATATTTTTCGTTCATAGTACCAATAATCCTGGTAGCTTTGGTTTCAATATCACATGTCACAAATTGGTATGGTGTAACCAATCCGGCTAGTTGGTCAATCTATTTATCTGTTGCTGTAGAAATTGCTGCCTTAGCTGCTTTGGCAGCAATTTCTGCTGAGATGGGTAGTAAGGTATATTTTCCGTTTGCTATTGTAACAATAATCCAATTCGTAGGAAATATCTTCTACTCATACACATACATTAATATAGAGAGTAAAGAATTTAAAGACTGGATTGACCTAATAACCCCTATTGCGGAGTTATTTAATATTGAAAAAACAGATATTGTTGGTCATAAAAGAATACTTTCTATGTTCTCAGGTGGAATGCTACCTTTGATATCGTTGTCATTCCTACATATGTTGGTTAAATTTAGATCTAGTAAAATGGAGCCAGCAGAAGTTGTTGAAGAAAAACAAAACGATGATGTATCTGGGTTAATTGATAAAATTAAAGAGCTAGAAAAAAAATTATCTGAGTTGAAACGAGTCCCAAACCCAACAGAACCCGAAATTAAACCAGAACCAACGCCAGAGCCAACACCAGAGCCGACTCCAACAGAAACTGAACAGGTATCCGTAGTTGATGATATACCATATACATCCGAAACAACACCTGAAGTTACACAACAGGAATTAGAGGTCCCTAAAGAGGATCCTCTTATACCAAAAATAAAGCGTTTAAGTTATACTAGGAGGAATGGCTAATATCGTTGAAAACTACGTTTCTAACAATTACCAAAAGAGTAAAACTAAGAAACAGATCATATTAACACACACCTCCAGGAATATTACGGATTATCTCAATTCGGTACTTTATCGTAATAATGGCGATTACGATAAGGTACCGAATTTTGTTATATCAAGGAATGGTGATGTATACAAGTTATTACCCGATAATGCATATACCAATTTTTTTAAAAAAACGGATATGAATAAAAACTCTGTTATAATAACTCTAGAAAATTTAGGGTGGCTTGAAAAAATTCCCATAGAAACAGGATTTGTTAATTGGATTGGAGATATTTATAATGGAGACATTTATGAGAAAAAATGGCGTGACTACTTTTATTGGCAGCCATACACACAAGATCAAATTAATTCTTGCATAGATGTCATAAGAGAAGTAACAAATAGTTTAAACATAAACCAAAAATTTATAGGCCATAATACAAAAATAGATTATGCCGAAAAATATGAGGGGGTTATAACGTATAGTAATTTTAGTATGGAAGTTACAAGTTTAAGCCCTGCTTTTGATTTTAAATTTTTAAAAAACCAATTAGAAAAATGAGCGACTCAAGGTATGAAGAAATACGCGGTCTTTTATCTGCATCAAAAAGATTATTAGGTAAAGACAGAGTAAGCGAAAGTAATGAAATTCTTAGTAATTACTTATTGACAGAGCAAGACTCTTCAGATTTAAGACAAAGAATTAATCCTTTAAAAAGCATAAAAAAAAGCTTTAAAAAGGAAAAAGGTGATGAAGATACTGAAGATAAAAAAGGAGACAAACAGCAATCCTACAGAATTTCTGGTGGTATATTAACTATGCATGGAACTGATCGTTCGCAGTTGGAACTTACAACAGACGAGAAAATTGCGTTCCAGGAGACAATGGATGAATTTATAGAAGACGTTTCATCATTAGTTAATTTTGATGCCTTACATATTTATCAGAATGATGTAGAATGGGGGGGTAAGATTATTGATTTTGATTTAGATTTCTATTTTACGATAGGGGAAAATAATGGAATTTACATAAATGGAGATATGATCAAAATTGATGAAGAGTTCTTAGGTATGATAAATGACTTACAATCTTACTATGAAAAATTTAAAGCTAAGTGGTCAAAAGTAACTGCTGCTAGAAAAAGAACATCGCCTAAAAATATGGGAGTATGAAATTAAAATCTGCTAGCAATCTGCTAAATATAATAATATATACTGTTGTTATTTTGAGCCTTTTATATACTGTGTATCTGCTACGCAAAATGAATAACGATAGTGTTGACAGTGCTGATGAAATAAAAAGAATCAAGACAGAATTGGATTCAATTCATTCTGAGAACAAGCACTTACTAACTAAGATTGAAACTTATAATTCTGAAATTACAGAGATAAATAACAAAATTGTTAGTACATATTCTAAAATCGACATAATAAACAAAGATATATCAACAATAAAAACAAACACAAGTGAAAAAATTAATTCTATCGATAGTTTTAATAATTCAGACATTTATATGTTTTTCTCAACCAGATACGAATACGATAAAAATAAATGAGCAGACAGCAAAATTAATAATTAAAGAACTGATCGAGAAAGATTCTACCGAGAAAATATTAGGTAAATATGAAGATAAGATTTTAGTTCAGCAAGAAATTATCGGTTTGAAAGATAGTGTTATATTCATGATGGATAGTATTAATACAAACTATTTAAAAGTTATAACAAATAATAAGGCACAAATGGCTCAGTATAAAGAAATAAATGAAATCGCATTTAATCAGCTAGAGCAACAAAAAAAGAATATGTTTTGGTACCGGCTTTCAGCTTTTTTTAACGTGGTTAGTACATTTGTGATTTTAATTATAAAATAATATGGCATTAACAAATAGTGACATAAAAGATATTGAAGTGATCGTCCGCAAAGAAGTTAAAGATTTCTTAGGGCAGAATACTATTAAGCAATATGAGGATAGGCTTTTGGATACCATCTCAAAAGAAATTCGTGATGGGAAACTGGAGGGGGATGTCAAAGACATCATAATAAAAGTTTTTCGTGAGTTCTACTACCAAATGTGGGCTAATAGAGGTCAATGGGAGCCAAGATTAAAAAATGCGTAATGTCAAATTTACTACAAACATTTAGTGATACGTTAAGGGAGAAAATATCTAATTCTGGGGCGTTATCCACGCCTGAGGGAGCCGGAATGTATAACTCAATAACATCTAATCTATCTGAAAGAAAATTAGACTGTAAAGATCCTAAGAATAAAAAAGCCTGTGCTAAGAAAAAGTTAGAAAGTAAAGAAGCTACCGCTAGTGGGGGTTCTGGCCAATATTCTGCGCCTATAAATTTTGAATCGAAAAAAACTGAAGCGAAAGAAGCTGTAGGGGCGTCATCCTCTGGTTCATATGAAACACCGGCAATGTGGGCTAAATCTACCAGTAAAAAAGATTGGAGGGGGGCTAAGAAACCTTTATATCCTGGGGGTAAATTTGTTACGGTTAAAAAGAAATGTAAAAAATATCCATACTGTAATCAAGGAGATATTAACGCATTAAAACTAACAGAAAGAAAACAATTAGTTAATATTTTGAATCGAATTTCAGAAGAAAATCAGATTAATTTTTTTCAACTGTATAAATTAGTAGAGAAAAATTTGAATAAAATATATCTATAAACTATTTATATATAAATAATTAATTGATGAGATACGATAGAATAGCACAACAAATTATAAATGAGGCTTTGGAAGATAAAGCAAACTCTCTAGTTTCCCGTTTAAAGGAAAGATTAAATAATGAGCAAACTGACGATAGTATAATTAATGATGAGCTTCATGGCCGTCAGCGGGAGCTAGACATGAATAAAAATGGTAAATTGGATAGGGATGATTTTAAAAGGTTAAGGAATAAAAAGTCAAAAAATAAAAAACATAATATAAATGACGAATTAAAAGGCCGTCAGCATAAGATAGATTTAAATCGTAATAACAAATTAGATCGAGAAGATTTTGAAATGCTTAGAAATAGAGGTAAAAAATCAAAGAAAAAGACGATGAAAATGACAGAATCTGAACTTAGATTTTTGATATATAATATTGTTTCTGAGCAAAAAAAAGCAAAAGGTTTAGCTGAGACAGAGAAAGTTTTAAAAAAATCTAAGCAGGAAAACAACCAGGCTATTAAGGATGTTGCTAAAAAAATGAATGAGTACCTTAAAGATGGATCTAAAGGTAAATTTGATCCAAACCCTAAAGGATTTCCAAAGGGTAATGGTGAATTAGCTAAAATGGATAAGAAAGCCTATATCCCTTCAGATGCTGTTGATGAATATGTTGACGCATTTTCACATCCTGGTATGACAAATTTAATACCAGATGAAATACATTTTGATGATGAGAGAATAGCGAGATATTTAAAAGGTGATGCTAAATCAGGTAATTCTCAAAAATATGCAAATGCGGTTGAAAGTGAATTGGGTGAGAGAATGATGAAAAATTATAAAAACAACTATTACGGCCAGGAACAAAAAAATGCGTCATATAAAAGATATCCTACACCTATAGATTATGCTGGTAGTAAATTAGGGCCTAAGGGTGCTTTAGGTAAAGCTAAAACTAAAAAGACATCTCAGGATATATTAGCTAAGTTAGAATCTAAAAATGAGTCTGAAAAGACAATATTACATGAAGAGTTCAATAGAATTAATGTTTTAACAAATTACACAAAACCAACACAATAGTATTTAATTTAATTATTTTTTTTATTATATTAATTCCATAGACTTATCTATGGAATTTTTTTTTAAATGGCGAAAAACATAACTAAAGAAGATATCGAAACCTGGTTAAGCGTTAATAACTTAATACCAGAAAAAAGTGAACTTTTTTTAGATTTTTTAATCTCTCTTACTAATCTAATAAAAAAAACATATCTTGGAGGAACCTCTGTTCCTGTTGAGACAAGGATCACGACATCATTAAACGATAACATTAACCATTTTAAATGGTGCTGGAACAATACCATTCAAAATTTTAAGAAAGAAAACATCTATTTCAGAGAAGAAGGTGAGCATTATGAATATTTTAAAACTCTTTTCTTAGAGATTTATTATTCTCATGATGAAGCCAAGTTAAAAAATGAAATAATTCGGTATTTCTCAGGCATTTTTGATCACTACAAGCCTCATACCAAATATGAATTAGACTTATGTTTGAGATTTTATAAATTGTTGGACAAAAATATTATAAGATAAATCTTTACAATAAACATAAATTTAAATAGAATTAATTATGGAAAAATTTATTAATGAATTAAAAGCTAAAACTGAGACTATATCAATGGAACTTCGTAAGTTTAGTCAAGGTAATGATAGTGCTGGAACCAGAGCTAGGAAGCTTGCCCTTGAAATTAAGGAAGATATGTTAGCATTAAGAAAAACAATCTTAGAAGAAAGAAAGAATAAAAATGATTAATCTTTGTTTGTTTTACATACTTGTTTTTTCGATATTGGCAATTATAAGATTGTTTGCTATCATTATATTTTCAATACTTAGTACACCGGCGAAACATGTTAAGTTAACAAACACAGAATTAATTTTCTATGGTATGATGTTATCATACATAATAACCTACGTTATTTACTAGCAATGAAATTATATGAAAATTTAGAGCAAATTTTACCTTATTTAATTTCTATAAGGAAATTGGATAAGTTTTTGAGCATAGATGTCTCTTTCCCGGAAAAATGGAAACTCATTAAGAAATTTGTTGACAAAGAAACAGTTGCAGAACAGAAACAAATTTCTGAAGGCTACAGGACTTTTTCTTTTTTTTGTGAATTAAATGATTTATCAATGGAATCACAATTTGACAATATTAAAGGTCTTATTCAATATAATAAGGAAAATGAAGCAAAAGAATTGTTATTGGTGCAGAAAAAAAATGAGCTGGATACCTTTTTCAGTAAATACCCAATAAGCGATTTATACAATCTAACTTTTGATATAAAGAAAGATACTACAAAAATAAACAATGAGCAGATTACAGAAACTACAGAACTGGCTGAACAGTGAAAAACAAAAAGACCAAGCCGAGCTTGAAAAAGAAAAGCAAGAATTTGCAAAATCTTTGGCTGGATTGAAGAAATCACAAATTTTGGACGAAGAACCTAAACAACATACCTTATGGACAAAGATAAAAAAAGTTTTGATGGGATTTTAGGTAAATTAGCTTTAATCTCAGAAGGACTGGATCAGCTATATACCGGTAATAAAACAGTTGTTTTTGAAGTGTCAAAGGATGATTTTAATTCAACTATTAATGAACTTACCAATGTTATTGGTAATGAAGATAAAATGTTTAAAATTGTTATATCTAACATTGAATTCATTTTTGTTTTAAATGAGTAGTTGATACTCTATACAACATATCTCTACTATATCCTAGTTTTTCAAACATATCATACAAATATTTTTTTTGTGCAATATCAGTATCTCGTACTAGTATTGCATTTTTTTTATTGGTATTTAGTAAGTAATCTTCAAGTGTAGAAATAAAACGATCAGCATCATCATTTGATTTACAGCTAAATAGAATAAAAGAATCATCATCCTGGATAATAATTTTATTATTTAGTTTGGAAATTAATTTAATTGAATTACCTTTGAGGTATGAATTAACAATTTGGACTAGAGTTAATTTTTCCTGGCTATTTATTTTTTGGATTTTTTCAATTAATTTAAAGTCAGCAATTTTTTTTATAGAAAAATTGTCATTTTCAGATATGACAGGAATATTTCGACCTAAGTCATCTGATTTATATATAATGTCATCACTTTTTTCATTTGAAATTAATGCCAATTCAAAATAAACCGCTCTTCCATTTTCTATTTTTTTATCAAAAATAATAGAATTGCTATCAGATAGTTTCTTTTCATAAAATTTATTCGCACCATCTTTAGTCTTAAACCTTTTTAATATTTTTCTTAGTTTTTTGTTTTTAAAAACAACTACAGAGTATTTTTTATCCATATATAATATTTTTTGTGTTGTTAAAAATTAAAAAAAATGTCATTTACACATAAAACACAATATAAAAGCATGAAAATTTTTTTTAAAGTATTTCTAATTTTTTTACCAATTTTTGGTTATTCACAATCTAATAAATATGTTTGTTTCACCGGCGGAATCGGTCCTAGAGTTCCTACCGCAAATTTCACCTTTAGAGCTGAATTTGAAAATAAATTTGAATATTTCAAGCCAATAGTTGAATGTAATTCAAATGTAGATCTAGTTCTAAAAAACAATGTTGAATCGGATCGTTGGAGAATTTTTAGTACTCTAGTTGGCGTTGAATATACCAGGGAAAACCTATTTATTAGAGGACTAATAGGTACTGCCAGCGATTTTGAAGTTGGACTAAACGCTAATTTTTGTAAACTGGCCATAGGTTATCAGAATTATAGAAATTTTAGACTTTATGATGGTGACTATAAAGTGGTAATATATTCTAACTTTAGTGAAAAATTCTTTGTTAAAGGAATGTATGTTACATCACTATCGGATATTAATCGAAATGGTGGTAGTCTTGGATTTTATATGCTACTTAATTAAGTTAATAATATACTTAATTATCACTATATTTCCTAAGATAATTGTTCCGGCTAAGTATATAGCTAAAGCTATTTCACCAAAATTAGAGTTGTAGTTTTTTTCTTTACAGCTTGTACATCCTTTAGTTTTCATATAACATTAAATATATTTAATTGTTATATTAAAGTAAATTGAGAATAATAATATGAGTAAAATTGAGGTCGATATATACTTATCTGGGGTTAAAAACTTTTTTGAAAAAAATTTAGAGTTATTTGAGAAAATAGTTGGCGATATGGAGCACGAAATATTTTTTGATAAAGTTCGTGAAATCGCAAACAAAAATTATAATAATAACGGTGATCCAACGTTAACTATTAAACAATTAGAGTCAATATCTAATGTTAGGTTTGAAAATCCGCCTGATAGCTTTAAAATTGTTAAATTTTCGGTCTCAGGAAAAAACTTTAATTTTTCTTCAAATTAAATTTGCAATTGTGAATACGATTATCGTATCTTTGCAGCACAATTAAAAAACAACGACACATGGCAGCACCAATTGAATTTGAAACACTCAGAACTAACGTTCCGTCTATTTTCACAACCTCACCATCGCCAAAGCTTTCGAGCAAGTATGTTTTCGTCCCAACAATAGATATTCTTGAGAAGTTTAGTGCTGAGGGATGGGACATCTTTAGTGCAAAACAAACTGGTAGGGGCCAATATTCTAGGCATGAGATTAGGCTCAGGAACGGAAGTGTTCCAAAAGTTGTTGGTGATAGCCTGTTTGAGGCTGTAATATCTAACTCACATGATGGTAGCAACATTCTTTCAGTTAAAGCTGGTCTTTTCCGCCTGGCTTGTTCTAATGGTCTGACAGTGCCCACATCACTTAGTGGTACAATTACTTTGAAGCACAAGTACTTCGATGTATCTGAAGTTCGAAAACTTACAGATAATTTCGCTGAAATGCTACCAATGATTGAGGGAAATGTCAAAGAAATGATGTCAAGGATTATGACTGATGATGAACGACATGAATTTGCTAGAAAAGCAATGAGTCTAAGGTGGCCAGAAGAAAGGATTCCTGAAAATCTTTCACCTGAAAGACTTGTAAAGCCCAATAGGAATGAAGATGTTGTTCCTAATCTCTGGAACACATTTAATACACTTCAGGAAAACTTTGTACGCGGAGGTATCACATATTCCACCGGAACTCAGAGACGTACTTCTGTTCGATTTTTGACAGACATTAAACTCATCAACAATATTAATACAGGTCTTTGGAAGATGGCTGAAGAATATCTTCAATAATAAACTGTAAGTTAACCGCTTAAATGGGGGGATATGCAAAAATATCCTCCCAAATTTTTCATTATGAGTTTTTTGAAAAAATTTTTAAAAAAAATAAATAAAGAGTCGAAATACGACTATTCAACCATTACGATAAATGGTACGTTTAACAAATCTATATTTGAATTAGATAAATTTAAAATAGTTGTAGCTCAATATCAGCAAAGTTCGGATAATGACTCTAAAATCGTTGGCTATGAATATATTTTAGAATTTGGTAAAAATATATATTTATATTTGAGTAGAGTACCGGCAAACCCTAGTATGGGTAAAGATTGGAATTCGGATGAAAATTCTTGGTATTCGTTAACAATAATATTTCAGCAAGAAAATTTAGAATTTGTAAAAATTCTGATAAATAAACTAAATAAAAGTAAAAATTATGGATATTAGTCCTGATAAGTTAAAAGAGTTACTAAACTCAGATAAAAAAATCCTTGTTGAGTTTTATGCTCAATGGTGTGGGCCATGTAAAGTTCTTAAACCTGTTTTTGAGGAAGTTATGGAAAAACTTGAGAATGAGGGTAACGAAACTAAATTGTATACTTTTGATGTAGATACTGATATAGAATTATCAATGTCTTTGGGTATAAGAAGTGTTCCGGTAATTAAAGGATTTTACTCAGGTAAAGAAGTAAAATCTAAAATAGGAATAACGTCTAAAGAAGAAATAACTAAAATGGCGACAATATGGGGGGAGAACTAGTTTTATTTACAATGAAATCGTGTCCATACTGCACGATGATGAAAGATATGTTGACAGAGAATAATATCTCTTTTCACGATAGAGATATTGATCTTTATCCGGATGAATTCGAATTATTCGTTGAGGCTGTGGGTGGGAACGAATATGTGCCATCTTTTATGATAATAAAGACAGACGAAAAAGGTAATCTTGATAGCGAACTATATGCTCCGGATCAACATTATCATGGTATAGATGAAGGGATAGAAATAATAAAAAAGAAATTGATACTAGATTAATAGATCAATAGTATCAATTTCTTTTTTCAACCAGGGTTTCTCCATCATGGGGTTTAATACCTCGCCTGTAAAATCATATGAATTATATTCACTAATAAATTTAGTGTAATCTAGATCGAATAAATCTAGTATTGCGGACTTTATTTTTTCATTGTCTCTAAGAGATACAGACTTGACCTGTAATTTATCTTCGAATTCATTTTCTTTATGAAAAGAAATACACATCTCAGATGTGTTTGTGCCGTCCATTATATTATATGCAATATATTCAAAGTATAATAATAATGCTCTGTTAGTTTTTAACCCATAACCATGTGGGAATTGGGAGGACAAAAGATCTGGAGTATGAATGGGGATCAAACCGGCAGGTACGCAAATTGTGTTGATTGAAGGCCTTTCAGTATTGTATAGATTTATTTCGCAAGAAGTTACTAAATCGTCTTCATTAGATGCCCGAATAAAATTTACAAAACTTAGTTCTTTTGGATAGTTAGCTTCAGATATTAAATCTGAATACTTATCGGTAAATTGAATAAATATTTCTGTGAGTTTTAAACTCTTTTTTGTGTTAGTACATCCTAATATGACGAAAAAATTACCTTGATCTATGACTGTTATCTGAGTTGCTGTGTCTGGGCCTAATTCATTTAAGATATATTCAGCCAATAAATTAACGATAGTTTGTTTTGTTATGTTATTTGATAATCTCATGATTATTATTTTTTTATAATTTTACATTAAAAAAAAATAAGTATAAATATAACATAAAAAAAACCGCAACAATTATTGCGGTTTTTTTATACTATCTATTGTTATAGTATTTTTTAACAGTACGTTGGATATCTTCTTTTAACTTTTCTGTTACACTCTTTGTTGCCTGTTGAGTATTTGTTGTTGTACTGTTAGTTGTTGGTTGTTCGGCATTATTGCCTTTGTTTTTGCATCCGCATCCCATATTTAATTTGTTTTAGTGTTAGTTTATTTATTGCAATAATATTTATATTTATAAATATATAAATAGAGCAAAAAAGATTAAATTGAAAATTCGATGGAAGATAAAGAAACTATATCATTAACCAGTGCAGAATATCGTAAATTATTAAAATTTGCTGGGGGTAATCCAAGATTAGTGCTTAAGTTACCAAAGATAAGGAATAAAAATATTATAATAACAGACAGTCTAGATTTAAGTCGTTCAAATATTGATAACTTAGAAGGTATTATTGAAGTTAAGGGTTACTTAAATATTAGTAATACCAATATTTCAAACATCAGTCACATTAAGGTTGGTAGATATACATCAGATTCAAATACACCTTTAGAGCGTAAAAGATTACGTAAAATTAAGCAAGACCGTCTTGAACAGCTGAAATTATATGAAGTTAGAGGTCTATTTAATATAGAAAATGATACAGAAGAAAGTAATAAAGTTAATGCGTTATATGAGTATTTTGTTGATGAGAACATAATTGACCCTGAATATCAAGACAAGATATTAGCCTTAGAAACTAATTTAGAAGAATTACAAGGTCGATTAGAAAGTATTGGTGAAGATAACATTATTTACGGAGAATTGAAAGAACGTATTGATGAAATTGAAAATGAGATTTATGAATTGCACGAAAATAATTTTGGATTATATTCTATCTTCCCAGTTAGATATGGTTCGAATCGTGACTATTATATTGTGATTGAAGGTGAGAACACTACTGCCTATGATAAGACATTCATAGTACTTACTGATGACGAATGTACACAATATGCGACAGAAAATATTAATAGCTTATATGATGATATGGATATGTCAAATATGGATCTTGATTATTATGTTGACGGTGATGAAGTTAGAGATTCTTTTGAGGGTACCATAGATGAATGGGTTAGAGAGTCTCCGGAATCTTATTTAGATGAGGATGATATGGAACTAACTGAAAGTCAGATGAATGAAATTGACATATTAAGAAGTGAAGCAGAAACAATAGAGTATAAAATTGGTGAATTGGAAGATGAAGATGAAATAGAGGAACTTAGAGATAGGTTAACCGAGATAGAGTCTGAAATAGAATCAATTGAAGAGGAAAAAACTTATTCTGAAGAGGCTATTGAGAACTATGTCTCTAACTGGTTGGATAGTATAAAAGATGACCCGGTTAGCTTTTTAAAGGAAATGGGCTATGATTCCAAATTTATAGCTGGATTTGTAGATAAAAATGCTTGGGTTATGGATGTTCTTCGAAGTGACGGCGAAGAACAATATATTTTACATGGTGAAGGGCCTTTAGGTTATTCTGTTATTAATAGAGTTGGATATCATATATATTATGAAGATGGCGGTTCACTTTAAAATTAGTAAAATATTATTTATCATTATGAACTAGAATATGATTTATGAGTAAAATTAAATTTATTATGGATACAGATTGGGTTATCCAGGAGCCGATAGACTTTGAACATAAGCAGTATGTTTTATTGGGGTATCTAAAAAAAATTGATGCATTAATAAATGAGCACAAATTGTATCCAACATTTATAGAAATATCGTTGCACTTAGCTAATCTACACGCTATCATGCACGAACATATGATGGTTTATACTGATAAAAAATTTAAATCATACGATGATGAAGTTATATTACAAGATTTGAGTTTTAAAGAATTGCCAGAATTTAACGAGGTTGAGCAGATAGAAATTATTAACTCAGTTAAATTTTCTACTATGAAAATTTATGAGTATTTTGAGATAGTTAGGCATTATTGGTCGTATATCTATGATAATATCGAATTAATTCCTAAGAGGAATAAAAATAACATAAAAAATTATAACTTTGGTGTGATAGTTTATGTTGATGAAACGGATAATAATGTATATATTTGGGAGTATCTAATAACCAAAAATGTATTTACTATCGCGGAGAACAATACTGACTTAAATTTGATATTTTCTGGGGACTCTAAGTCATATGATCTGGACTATCATATTTCTAACTCAACAAAGTTGATAACAAAGAATAAACGAAAAGCACCGGTATTTTTTGTTAAAATACCCCAAAGTTTCCCAATAGAAGAGACATTGGCACCGCTTTTTAAGCGTAAAGTTATGTCATATATTATGCAGTCGGTTAAGATTAATGAAATCAAAAAATTAACTTAAATATATGAATAAAAACGTAGATCACCCGGAGCACTATGGGGGTGCGGACAATCCATTTGAAGTAATTAAAATCATAGAACACTACAATTTAGACTTCCACAATGGAAATGCTTTGAAATACATAGTTAGATCCGGCAAGAAAGATCCAAGTAAAGAAATTGAAGATTTGGAGAAAGCTGTATGGTATCTTTCTCGAAAGATTAACAAATTAAAAGAAACAAAATAATATTATGATCCTAGAATTTTTTAAAAAAACATTTTCAAAACTATTTAACCGAACTAATCCTATTACGAATAACTATGTGAAGGATTTTTCTGAGACAGAGCTTTTGGCTAAGCCGGTTAAAAAAAAGTCTTACAAACCTAGACGTAGGCCTAAAGTTTATCCGCCAAAAACGTCTTAATTGATTTTTTGCGATAGTTATAATTATGAAGACATTTATAACTATAATTCTATTTGTAACAAACTTTGTCGTATCATTAGCACAAGCTGTTGATACGACAATTTTTGTTTGTAGGGGTGATACTTTGCATCTAACTAACGAGCAGCACTTAGGTGGTACTTTAAGGCAGAATGGCGTAGTATACGTTATTGATAGTACGACTTGCGACTACAGCACAATACCTGAGGATTATGTTTTTGATCCCCCATATGACTCTCTATCTTACTCAGAGACATACATTTTAAATTTTGATTCTATTGGAACAGTATACCTAAAGAAAGCCGATTATGACTTTAATGGGCTTGTATATTTTAGCCATTACAAATATATCGTTAGGGGCTGTAGGTTTCCTGATCACCCTGGTAACGATACTATTGTCGTTCAGGATAGCATCGTTAATTTTAGCCGTAGCTTGGCTTACAGGGCGATATTAATAACACCCTTTGGTGTCGTACTCTCGATACATGATAGTCCATTAGACGCCGAATATTTGGCTAATATAAGGGGAAGAAATAGGGGGGGGTTAAATGTATATTATCTAATAGAATATAGAGATGGTGTATATTATGGCGTGAAAATGGTTTTATTATAATTTTCCCATTTATATGTGTAGTCAACATTTTCTACACAATAAGATCCGAAACTATTTTTTTTGGCCTTACCTGTGTTATAGTAGCTACACGCTATTTCCCATGATCCGTATCTATCGTAAAGATATTTTAAAAGTTTCATGCTAATTTCTACATTAAGAGATATGTCGTTTTTAAGTTGTTCGTTATCTATATCTCTTTTAGTAATAAATTCTGCTGTTGATTCTCTTAATTGCATTGGACCCACAGCTCCTACTGATGAAATTAATGCTGGGTTATATTTTGAATCGAACGGGCCTCTATACCTGGTTTCCAGGTACGCTATGTTGAATGCAATGTATGTAGGTATCTGATACTCTCTTGATTTCTCGCGGATGGTATTATACATCTTAATTGAAATTGGGGAATCATCTTTTTGATGTTGGATAACTTTTGGAACGGGCTTATTCGTTAATAATTCAGATATTTTTTTATAGTAACCAATAGTAAATCCGATAAATAATGCGACAGTAATCGTTAAAATGTTTTTTAGTTGTTTCATAGGCAAATGTTTTTTTTTACATGAAGTTATCATGCGTGTTATTATTTGTCACCAGTAAAATTTAATTGATTATTTAGGTGTTATGAGGTCATCTTATCACCTTTCTTAATTCCTAGTTTTGCGCAAGTGCCACCGGCAACTTCTAGAACTAAATTTCCGTAACCACAATATGTTTCACAGCTATCTGTAACACAGGGGGGGCAGTTCTCGTGTATTTTGGTAATTGTACCTTTTTGTATAAAAATAATATCTAGAGATATTATGCAATTTTTCATCCAGAAACAATGGACATCACTTTCATCTTCAACAAAAAGCATTCCATTATATTCTTCATTAAACTTTTTATTCATCATACCCTCACTTCTTTCATCAGGGCTAATGGCTAATTTAACATTAAATTTATTATTATTTATTTTTAATAACATTAATAATAAATATTTTACTTTTTAAAAATAATATATATAATAGTTATATTACTTAATTATGAATGAATATTCGGGAATAATTTTAAAAAGTAAAGGCAAAATTCTTTTATGTAAAAGAAGTCCAGATGCTTCACGTCCTAATGAATGGTCAGTTCCTTCTGGTAAAATTGAGGATAATGAAACGCCTATTCAGGCAGCATATCGCGAATTTTATGAAGAAACAGATATTGATCTAGATAAAGAAATATTTTTTTTGGATAAAATAAAAAATATAAGTAGACGAGGATATTTAGATAGTGTGGTATATATTTATTGGGTTGAATACGACAAACCAATTATACCTGATTTAAAAAAAGCTAAGGATGGATTTGAGCACACTCAGTGCGGATATTTTTCGCCAAAAAAATTACCGTCGCCAATTAGTGATGAATTAACACATCTTATATTTAAAGCATTATCTATTAAAAAATGACAATAAGTAAAATCGGTGGAGTTTTTTTCACAGCTATAACAACAGTTAATTCTGTTACTAGAGAGCGTAGTGAATATTTGGGTGGGGCGAATGTTCAAAATCCTCCCGCCTATATTTGTTGGGCGAACAATGATACTACAGTGGGGGAAGGGTTTAACTTATATAATATGACGGGCCAAACCGGAACATTTGGTTTTAGTACAAGAATAGCTGTGCCAGGTTCGTTCAATATTAATTATACTCAAGGAATTGATTTTCATCCATCAAATAGTATTTTGGCGTTAGGCGGGCTTTCATCACCACGCCTAAATATGTATTCATTAACAGGAGGGACGTCCCCACTTGGAACACTATTAACTAATCCATCAGATATCACAACAGTAATCACAAGTACTGTTAATAAACTCAGGTTTAGCCCGGATGGTAATGTTCTAACAATTCCTATTGCTGATAGTAATTGCTTTGCATCATATAATGTAACAGGTTCTACATCAAATCCTCCGTTAGGTACAAAACTTTCAAATCCAGGGTCATTCCCAACAAGTGCGACATTTTGCCTTTGTTGCGGTTGGCATCCAGATAGTAATTATTTAGCTATAGGGGCCACATCAGCAACAAACGATGGGGCATTAAATATATACCCTGTTTCAGGATCTCCTTTGGCTTATGGTACAAAAATAGTGATAGATACTTCAGGTGGTGATTTTAGAGATGTTAAATTTTCACCTAAAGGTGATATGTTAATAGCTTCCACAACAACAACAAACACTCCTGTTGCAACTGTGTGTATTTTCCCTTGGACAGGTAATGGTGTTGGTACAAGATATATAAATCCAACCACATTTATAACATCTGTATCAGCAGCTTTCAGTTCAGATCAGAAGTATGTGGCGTTAGCATTTAATTCACCACCAGTTTTTAGAATTTATAATTGGACTGGTTCAAATAATGCTGATTATGGTTTCGGTACAGAAATAACTCTTACAACAACTCTTCCAGGCACCAATCCTAGAATTATCAAATGGTTTGGAATTAATGATAGGTATATTATAACAGCAGGAGACACAACACCAAAAGCTAACGTTTATGTTTGGGGGGCAAATGGAGTTTCAGGTAATATAGCATATAAATTGGCATTACCTGCTCAAGAACCAACTAGAACATCATTAGATCTTGCAAATTCATTTGCATAAATAAAAAAAATAAAAAAACAAAAAAATGATAAATTCTGTTAGCGAAGAGCAAAAATTAAAAACATTAGCAATAAATACTGTAAGTAGAGAGCTCGAAGTAAATTCATACGATTTAAATATTCGTAATTATAAAGCAATTTTAGATTCGTTACCAACGGGCGAATGGCCTGTAGAGATTTTACAATATAAATATTTAGATATAGCCTCAGTTCCGCACGAACATGTTGAAAATGTTTCTAAATTTAATTTTAGAGATAGATTAGATTATTTACTAAGAACTGAAGTTAATGAACGGACTAAATCTTTTATGTTATATCAGGCAATGTATAATCAATTACCTGATGACAGGCTTGAAGAATTATTAACGTTTGCTTATAATTATATTACCACACCTCAAAATACAACACCCGTATAAACATATGAAATTTACAATTTTTACTGGGTTTTATAAGTAAAATAAATGATAGAGAAGATGTTGACACTTTGGGAAATTATTTAGATAATTGTATACCAAAAAAACAACTTGTTATTAGTAGTGATCGTGAATTACAACCTGTTATAGAAGAAATGTTACAAAGTAAAAGATTTTCCTGGTTTTGGTTTATCTTGAATAAATATCATGTTGTTGTAAATTTTTCTTAAAAACTACTTGACTAATCTGATAAATATTGATATTTATTGTTCGTTATATTGCGGAGTGGAAAAAGGGTTACTTCATTAGGCTCATAACCTAAAGGTCCTGGTTCGAGTCCAGGCTCCGCCACAAATTAGTTCTTTGATAGAAGATATTGGCCGTGTGTGGTCATTAAATAAACTGCGAAAGCAGGATAAAGTGGTTAGTATGCTAAAAACATACTACTGCGGCTTGTTACCGAGCTTGAGCACACAAGTGAGATATTATTATTCCTCAGTAGTTGAGGCCGACGGTGTAGGCGAAATGGAGTAATAATCCCGTAAATGTGGATTGCGGGGTTGAGGTCGGAAGACCAATAAGATTAACTCATAGGGTTCTTGCAAGAGATTAGGAATATCCAGTCTAATTATTGCGGTATCCAATGTAATAGGTGTCTTAAAACCGAAAGGTAATGTAGTATTTCAGGTGGTGCTGGTATTACGCTCCTTACAGATTACCAGTCTGTATCGAAGAGATGTCTTGAAGCATGATGATGGGGACATCATATCGAGTTGTAAAGTATTATTTAACTCAAAAGGTTAGATAGCTTTGACGGTAGACCGCAACTTGATTTTATCCACAACTTAACTAAAAAAGTTCATTATTTATGTTTAGAATGAATAACTACTGAATAATTATAGCAAAAGTGTCTACCGGACGCTACGAAAAGAAATGCCTACATAGTCACGAGCAGTTCGTGGCATATAATGACCGCAAGTTGTTATGTATTCTTACAAAATATCTCTAGGCCCTCGAAAGCTTAGTCAGTCTTGCCGGATTGAAGAGAATAGATTAGTAAGAGAGAGAGTAGCGTCAAGAATGTGTGACTCACATAAAAGTCGGCATTGGTTGCTACCATCCAAAAGATGTTAGTGGATATTAAGGGAACCAATAATCCTTATAAAGGCAACTGTTAAAAAGTGTAATCTCAGCTTTTTATTTTTTATTACCTCATTTTAGAAAATTGCCATAAATTTGTGGCTTAGTTATAATGACCGGCACTCTGCTGGTCATTTCTTTTGTAACATTTAAAATTAAAAAAATGGATTTCAGAACTAAAGCACAATTATTGGTAATCTCCGGATTCAAAGTAGATGATTTTTATGTCGGAAAATCAGGCAAGATTTATGTTATAAATCGAGGTTCTAATTTCATTAACTTCTCAGATGGATCAAATATATTGATTTGTAAATCAAGGTTAGGATTTACTTTTCTAAAGGGTAATCGATTAGAAAGCACTTTATCAAATATTGAAGAATATTTGCGTAATTTAGAGTATTTATATAAATATGAGAAAGAGGCAATTGATATATGAGACATTTTCTCAGCCGTCAAATTATAGTACTTATTTAGCTGATGATAATAGAGTTTATTCAACCTTTTCTGTCGATGGGTTTGAGTATATAATAGATGTATTATTTATTGAGGTTGAAGATGATTCTAATCGTTTAGAGTTAACATATGACGTACTAGTTGACTTAAGAAGTGTTGGTAGAAAATATAAATTAACAAAAAACAATCATCCTTTCAAATTAGCGTCTAATATAATTTGGCTTTTAGATTACCTTATGGGTCGTTATTCAGTTATTAAAACATATCAAAATTTAAAATCTTTTATTTGTATTAAATCAATTATTTATAAGCCTTTATTTATTTGGGATAAAGAATTTTTAAAAGCCATAAAATTTATGTTTAAAAATTCATTATCACCATATACTGAAAATGACTATAAAGAAGCAATAAATAAAAGAGATAAATTTTTCCGATATTGTATTGAAAAATATGTACAAGAAAAAGGTGTTAGAGTTAAATTTGAAAGCTGGTCGTCTTTTAAAGATCATATAACAGCAAGATTTATTCCTGGGTTAAAAATTTAGGTAGAATATTTTATTTATTCAGAAAAGATTTTGTATCTTTGTCCTATCAAAAAAAATGAACATGGACACAACAAAAATTTGCCGAGTAAAAATAATTCACGAAAAATTTGGTCTGATTTGCGATGAGACATTTTTAAATCCTACGCAATTTAAACTATTCCTTAAATCTATTGATGGGTGTCTAAATGGAGAAAACCACCTGAGATTTTTTAATGGGGAGGATTTTCTTATCAACATTCCAAATGTTGTATTAAAAAATTGTATAGTTTCCACCTCAGTCATAGCTAAACTTACTGATGGTGAAATTATACTTGAAAACCTACGTTCAGGCCTAGAACAAAAAGTGTGATATGAAAATAAAGATAATTGGAGATGCTCATGGTGAGCTGAGAAAATACAAAAAAGCAATCAAAGATTGTCACATGTCCATATGTGTTGGTGATTTTGGTTTTAAAAAAGAATGGACTTGGCATATCAAAAATATTGGACCTAATCATTGGATTAATCCTGGTAATCACGACTATATGCCTATGGCCGTAAAAGACGAATATCCGTCAACAGGCAATAGCAAATACTTTGAGGAATATTCAATTTTTACAGTTAGAGGTGCTGATTCTATTGACAAACATCATAGGGTTGAAGGTAAAACTTTCTTCAGTAATGAAGAGATGAGTTACGCTGAAAGCCTACAAGTTGTTGATAACTATCTTAAAATTAAACCTAAAATAGTAGTATCTCATGATTGCCCACAAAGAATTATGAGTATGCTATTTGGTTATACGGATAAATCTACAACCAGGCAAGCACTACAAGCTATGCTTGATGATCATAAACCGGATTTTTGGATCTTCGGACATCATCATCATTCTTTGAATGAAATAATTGATGGTGTTAGATTTATCTGCCTCGATGAACTTGAACAATACATTTTTAACTTTAATGACATTAATAATGGATAACGATAATATCATAAAAGATCTTGTTAACATGATGTTTAAACATGCTGAAGTCAATGTTACTTACGATGACGTAGTAAATAGGCAAGATGCATGGTATCATGATTGGACTATAACCGAAGAAAAAGAAAAATCGTTTAAACAAGAGGCAATTAAACATGTGCAGAAATTAAAAAAATGGCCAAAATATATTGCTGAAAGCAATGTTAATTTTTTTATTTGTAACTATGGTCTTAAAAGATCTGATTAGTGATATTTATTTAATATGGCCAAAATTATAATAACAACGGAACAATTAGCGACTCTCGTTAGAGAGCCATCTCAGGATGGGGAAGATCTTAAAACTAAGTTACATGAGATGTCAGTAATTTGTGAAAATTTGTGGCAAGTTATTGAATCTGAACAATATCAAATGACTGAAAATTTAAGAGATAAAATATCTGTATGCCATTCTGAGATAATTAACATTGCGAGAATTGTTAATTCTGGAGATATTAAGAATAATAAAAACCCCAATATAAATTTCGACGATTTAATTATAGGTACAAAATGAATGACAGGCTTTTTGAAGAATTACTTTGGAGATCAGAAAAATTAGGTTGTTATGGTGAAGTTCTGGACGAGGTTATTAGAACGAAAAACGCTGATCCGGCAAAAGAACTAGCGGATATTGCACAAGAAGTTTTAATTACGTTGTTTGGAGAAGAGGAATTATTTAATAAGTAGATTTTAGCAACTATTTACTTAATAGCTTTTACGCACTAAATAAGCGTAAAAGCTATTTTTTTATATGAAAGTCAAATTATCAGTTTCGGAGTTAGTACTATTTCATTTAGTGCAAAGGTTTGTATACCAGTATCATACACTATTTTCAGTACATAAAACGCATGGGGCCTTAGAAGACCTAACCAAATTATGGTTTATAAAAATATTCGTCAATAACGATTATTTCCAGAACATGCCAAATTCATATTTAGTTGATTATGAGATAGATCAGCTTAAAAATTTATTAATAGTGTTTAGAGGTGCTTTAACATACCATAGTTTTTATGTATCTTTAGACAAACCCATCAACTCGTGTGTAAAATACGCAAACAACGAGTTTTCGGAAGATGACATTAACATTTTTTCAATTGAATATTTACTATGAACAGAAAGATTACAGTAGAACTTATTGGCTACTATGGTAGCGATAAAACCCATGCTCAAAGTGCTTGGACATCCACAGACAGAGAAATCACAGATGAGAAACTTGAAAGGATGCCAGATCTATTGAAATATCTAGCAGAGCATAAACATGAAACACCTTTTGAGAAATCACTATTCCACTTTAATATAGAGGTGGAACAGGCCTCACACATCCACACATTAAAGCACAGGATTGGCGTTTCGGTAAATGGTGAGTCTGCAAGATACAAAGAACTCACAGACAAATTTTACATTCCTGAAGATTGGGAGGGAGTTAAAATAAATGACATCAGTGATATTCCTTATTTGGATATGAATAAAGTTTCAGTTGAAACTTGGGCAGATATGCTTAGAGTTTATACTGAATTGGGGAACTTTTTATATCACAGATCCGCCAGTGAACTAACACCTGTATTGACAAGAAAAAGGGCAAAGGAAAGCTCTCGTTTCTTTAGGACAATGAACTCTATGCTGACATTGGATACATCTTTTAACTGGAGATCATTTTATCATTTTTATATGCTTAGAGCCGATAAAACAGCTCAGCTTGAGATCCACATGGTTGCTGATAAGATGCTTGAGTGCATTAAAAATATACCAGGAAATCCTTTTAAATACACATTATCCGCTCACGGGTTGGATAAATAATTTCTTCAGATATTTATATAAAAAAATACTATTATGAGCAAATTTACGAAGGCTGACTTGATCAATTCATTGATCGGCGAGCAAGACACTGTTAAAATAACAAAAACTGAAGGTGTTGATATGTTTGTATCGGATATATTAACATCCAGGAATCAATCTCATGTTTTTCATTTACAAACAAAATCATATGCAGAGCACAAGGCGTTGGGCTCATATTATGAGGGTATTGGTGATTTAATTGATGGATTTGTTGAATCTTATCAAGGGAAATACGGCATAATTGGAAGTTTTGACTGTGAAGGTATTGAGAATTACAGTAGTTCAGAACAAGTAATCTCTTATTTTAAAGGCCTAGCAGATAACATCGAAATATCCAGGAAAGAGATAAAAGATTCTTATCTTCAAAATCAGGTAGATACTATATTGGAATTAATATATTCTACCTTGTATAAACTAAAATACCTAAGTTAAATTATGGAACAAACATTGTGTTTAACATCAAAAAACCAAGATACGGTTTTTTCAACAAAATTATCTAGAAATTTATGTGAAATTGCGACAAATGTTGGCCTTTATAGAATTCTTTGGAAACCTAATGCGGTTGGAATAAAAGCTGCCAGAGAATTGATAAAACCTATAAGCAGTGGCCTAGATAAATTAAAAGAACAAGAAGACGTTTATATAAACTCAGAAGATGAGAAGATAAAAACTGCTTACAAAGAATTTATCCCATTATTGGAGAATTATCTCAGAGCGTGTAAAATGTTTCCTAATTCTTTTGTTGATGTTAATTAACTGAAAGCCCCCACCTAAAATGGGGGCTAATTTGCTATTATATAATTTGTATGATTAAGTTAGTATCGGACTTCGAAATTAAATTATTTAGTTATTTAGATAAAAAATTAAAAAACAAGGATCTGTTTTCAGTGTCTAATGAAAATTATTTTGGAATGATATTATTCGTTCGCAAATATTTAAGATATTTCGGGATTTTGTACCCTAATTCTGACGACTATTATGGTATTAAATATTTGTGTTATAATATAATAGCAAAAAATAGAAATAAAAAATTAATTGATCTTGATTTTAAAGATTTGATTGGTCAAAAATTTAAAATTAGAAATCGCGAGTTACAAAATGCATTTATTCTAAATTTTTTAGAGTATGATTGTGTAGACGCTTCTACAATAAGCCGCTGGATTAATCAATCAGATACTGGGCTTAAATATGTATGTTATGAAAAAAGGTTTAGTGATGTGGTGCCTTTTTTTGCTTATGTAAATAATGAGAAATATAAGTTAAAATACAACACGGTAAATACTTTTGGCCGTAATATAAAGTTACCGAAAGGAATAACTGACGAAACTCGTCATGTTACGTTATTTGAGTTAGAGACCGTTATTAATAGTAAAATTGACAAAGATAATTCATTTAAAAAAGCCATATACGATCAACTTGCTGTTGATTTTACTAAAGGGTTTAAGTTAGGGGATGATCAGCAAAACAGATATTATATTTCAGCCCCACCAGATGAAGATACGGATATTTACTTTAAATTTACTAGTATAAGAAATGAAAATGAAAAAATTATTTTTGATATAAAAATAATCAATATAATAGATGCTGAAAACAACTCAAAAATTAACCCTAAGGATCTTAGCCTAGATGAAAAAATTGCTATTAAAAATAGGGTGCATGATAAGGTGTATTTTTTAATTCAATTTGATAAACATGGGTATGATTTAAATACAAGTGTTTTTAGTGCGGATTCTATAGATTTGTCAGATATAAATATTAAATTCTAATCAATATTTTTATGCCAGAATTTTTCACAAAAAGGGAAATAGTTGCATTTGAAAGCATAGATAAATACATTAGTGAAAATGTATTATCTAATATTGTCTTTCAAAATGACCAGCAGAAAGATATGCTTTCTATGTATAACAAATATCATGATGAGATAAAAAATGCTTTTTTAAAAAAAATACCTTTTTTTGGTTATCAAAGAGATAACTTTGGATTTATGTTTTTTAAATATATTTTTAGCTCACATGTTTGTTATAAACATAATAAAAACCGTAAATCTTTAACTCAAGAAGATTTTATGGAAAGTCATATACGTGGTCCTGGTTTTATGCATAATCAGTCAGCAGTTTCTGCTGCGATTTTTTTTAAAGTACCATTTACACTTAAATCTATAGGTAAATGGGTAAATTTTAAAGGACAAAAATATGTTGTAATTACTGATATAAATGGGAGCCGGATTATTTCTTGGATTTATTCTGGAGGTATTCTTTATAGGAATAAAATAGCTTTTCCTGACTGGCAAGAATTTGACACATCAAATCTTGGGCCAGACATCCGTTTAGTGAATGATCCTGAGATGTCGATTATATATGATAATCGTTCAGCAGATATCGAAAAAGCAGCAATAATTAGTATGGGTCGAAAAGCTAAAACATATATCGATTTATTATTGACAGCGAGAACTCTTTCTGAAAAAAATGTGGATTTAAAAATTATTGGCGTATCTTTCTCTAAGAGGACATTTAAATTTAAGTTTAAAGTTATAGGCCAATATCTTACTAACAGTTTATATGAAGAACTAATAAACGGCGGAGCGATAAAAGTTGCTCTTATTAATTCTTACATAATAAGAATTTATCGTAATTTGATAGATATATCAAAATTAAATTTTATAATTGAAGTAGAGTAATATGAGTAGAGTTTTATCTAAATTTGATATAACACTTTTTAGTGCGGCTGATAGGTTAATTTATCAAAAATTTATGTTATATGCTCCATCTATGGCTGACGAATTTATTGGTGATATGGCTAGTGCATATGTTAATAACATTGTGAATAGAGAATTTATTATGAAAACGTTTAAATCTGTTTTATCTAGATTGGGGGTATCTACAGCAGGGATGATGTTTAATTATTATTTTGGTAGATACATACATTTTTCAACGATAAAAAATTTATTTGGTAAAAATTATTCAGAAATAGATATTAATGATTTAATGAAACTGCCGCAACAAAAAACTGTAGTTTCATTTATTCCGGCTCTTTTAATTTCTAAAATTCCATTTAAAACAGCTCAAGGAGCTGTTGGAGCATCCAAATGGATTAAGGATAAAGGCAATAATTATGTTTATTATAACAATTCTATCGAAGATCAGGCATCATTTGTATATTCAAATGGAGAATACTATTATTTTGCACCAAATATTCCTTTTGATAATATTGCAAAAAAATTTAACCTTATTTCTGTTGGACCAAGTTTAATAAATTATATTGCCGAAAATGACTATACTTTGGAACAAGTTAAAAAATTTGTTCATAAAAAAGTATATGAATATTTCCAGGTATACTTTGGGTCTATAACCGTTAATATAGCTGGCCATGTTTCTGAAAAATTTTTAGTCAATGAAGTTAAAAAAACAAAAAATGGCTTTAATTTTAAAATTACTTCTGAGAAAAATTCAATAACTTCAGGATCTAAAGCTTATTTTGAGGATGTAGTGAAAGATAGATTATTAAAATCTATAATGGGGGAGCCATATGAATATGCTCTTGATATTCCGAATAAATATGAAATAAACGTAGAAATTAAAATATATGGAAAATCTAATAACAAAAAGTGAAACCGCACTATATGAGTATCTTGATAAGTATATACATAAACATTTAAAAATTAAAAGCGGGTTGTGGAAAGATTATTAAATAATAGAGATGTTATTTCTTATGGTATAATTAATAAATATATTAATCATATTTATCGCAAATATTTTGGTGATAGCCCGCCGGAGAAGTATATAAATCCTAGTTTCCTCACAAAAATATATGATGATTATATTTATTTACCTGATTTTAGTCAATTTTCATTTAAAGAACTTATGAAGTTATTAAATAAATTGGGTTATTATAATGTTAATCCACGACGAGAGATTGTCAAATATCTTTTGTATTCAGAGATTGCTGCAAGAAATAATAAACCGGTTAAAGATCTAACAATGTCAGATGTAATTAATTTTACACCTATCCTTGTATCAAGGCCTGATTTTTTACCGGCAATATCGTTATTGGTGCCAAGCAGATCAAAATCATTTATCTCAAATTGGGTTGAAGTTAATGGCTTAAAATATGTTGTTAAAAAAAATCAAAATTTAGCTCTAGTTTATACTAATGGGGTATATTATTATAATGATAACGTATTTAATCATTCAAGTCCCCCATATATTGGGACATATTTACCAAATAAAGAAAAATCGACTGCTCGTGAATTAAATATAATTATGAATCATGATTTTAGCCATGAAGAGTTAGTTGATTATCTTACAAAATTAAATTTTAAAAAATTAAAAAAATTTTTGACAGAGCAACTGAAATTTGATGCTAATTTTAAAGATGAAGGGTTGGTTTTGGATGATTTTAAAATATTAGATAAAATATTAATCGTTGATCTTAAAACACCACTTAACCGTGATATTTCTAATTTATCGGAAAAAAGTATACATAAACTTGGAGACGGCATTGCAACTTTTATTCATATGTCATATAATAACATAGGTAACTTATCTAACTTTTCATACTCTAGGGTTCGGTTAAACATAAACGGTATTAATGTTTATAATTATGGGCATAGTATTTAATAGTCGTGAAATATTTTTTTTAAAAAAAGTTGAAGAGTCATTATATGAAGCTGCGAAGACTTTTCAGTATTATAATCCAGTTAGAAAACTGAAAATTAGTTTCGATTTATATCGATATATTTACCTATCAGCAGGTTTTGCTCAAAAATCGGAAGAAATTTTCATTAAAAAAGCTAAATTTTTTGGAATACAAGGTGATTTAACCGTTTTATATGTCAAATATATACTTTGCTCAGAAATAGCGGCAAAGTTAGATAAGCACATAAATTATTTGACACAAAAGGATATTATAAATGCGAAAGATATCTTAGTAAAAGATAACGAGTGGGCGACAGCAGCAATTGCTAATTTGATACCTTTCACTGGGGATGATATGAAAGCTGTTTGGGTTAACAAGAATGGTCTTAAGTATAAAGTTTATAGTTCAGGACTTTGGTTTATATATACAAATGGGGAGTTCTACTATAATTATGATACATATAATTTCACTATCCCAAGTATTTTTAGTGATTTTGCTAGACCTTGTTCAATCCGTGATCTTGAAGTTATAGAAACCTATGATTTAGATTATAGTGGTTATATAGATAAAATAAAGAAATTAAGTATAAAAGAATTGAAACGTATGTATGAAGTACATGAAGATGGAAAATATATAAAATATCTTGCAGAAACTCAGTCCAAGCTAATTAAAATTGATTACTCCGGAAAAGAAAATATAAATTTTTATTTTAAATCAAAAATAAAAACAGATGAATTATTAAATAATGTGGCTAAAACGCTTCTTCATGTAATGAATAATTTACAACGTAGTGCTTTCATCTTTCATAGCCGTTTGTTAGATTCTGGCGAAACTAGTATATACATAAATGGTAAAAAATATATATAATGGCCAAATATTTTAGTAATTTCGAAGTAAGAGCTTTTGATTTAATTGATAAATCACTACGTGCTTATATTAAAAAATTTCTTTCGGAAAGAAGACTTAAACCGTATGATATCCCCCCAGGAATTTTTGATATATTTTTTTACACTACGAAAGATATTCTGTCTTTAAATTATAATATTAGGGTGGTTTTTTACAAGCAAAGTAAGTTTCTTGGGTTAAAACCGAATAGTAATTATGAAACTTATTACTTTTATAAGTATCTTATTGCTACACAGATAGCATATAAGCTGGGTAAAAGTAGAAGTGAATTGACGTTTACTGATATCTCGAATTCGGAACAAATTATAATCAATGAAGGTTTCATGGATAATATTTGTTTGTATTATTTATTTCCTTTTCGCTCTACACGTGGTCATTATGATTCATCTGGACTCTGGGATAAATCTAAAGGGTTAAAATATTTATACTACTATAGTAGAACTAATCTTGTATCTATATTTTCTAACGGGGTACAATACGTAAACGAATTTTATACCTCATCAGAGGTTTCTCCAGAATTTAGCAAAAAATACGTTAGTGCGAATGCATACGATTTGAAAGTTATTGAAAAACTTGATTTAGATTATGATGGAGTGCGCAATAAGCTTCTTGAGCTTGAAGCTAAACGAGTTGAAAGATTGTACAAAAAGATTATTAAGATACGCAGGTTTGCTTTGATATTCGAAAACTATCCTTTTAATGTTAGGTTATCTAAAATAGTTTTTAATAAAAAAGATTTAAAGTTTCACTTTACAACTGATCCGATTGACGATGAGGTTAAAACTAATTTAAGGCATGAACTATTGCCATTGGTTTTTGAGGTTTATTATAAATATAGCCCAAAAAGTAAAGTATTAAATTTGGGAACTTTAGTTTTTTCTCTACTACTCAATGAGTAGATATTTATAAATATAGTATTAAAAAATTATGTTAGAAGGATTAACCAAGCAAGATATTGTTATATTTAACACCATAGACAAACAGATAGGTCTTACTTTAGGTGGTCCTAAATTATATGATCTTATATCTGGAGATGAGTTGCATGATCATATATCTCGTATATTAAAATATTTTGGTATACCAAATAAGTTTAATAGCGCGTCACGTAAGTGTTACATAGTATATTTTGCTTTAACAGTTTTATCCCAGATACGCAAAAAAAAGATATCTAAATTAACAATAGATGATATTATTAATGCGGAGATATATAATATAGACGCTGATAATGAAATGACAGCTCAACTAATAAAATTTAAAATTAAGTTTTTAAGTGAAAAATATAAATCGAATTGGGTTGACGAGGGAAATGGGTATAAATATATTATTCGGGATACTGATACTAATGACATCGTTTATCTTTATAATGGCGTAAAACATTATGGGTACTATGGTTTAGTTAACACAAGTATTTTTATAGAACTTAAATCTTTATTTATTATACCTGTTAGCCATTCAGATATGGCTGCAATTAGCAAACTACCTAATTTAAATTATGAGTCTATTTTGGGTTTAGTAAAAACTAAATTTATAGATTGTATTAAAAAATTTCTATACACTGAACTTAAAAATTTTGAGCATTATTATTTCATTGATGGTGAAACTATATTATTAGATTTAACACTAGAAAAAGTTCGTTTAAAAGATCTGAATATTACACTGCACGTATCCGTAGATAAGAATAAGGTTAGACGTGAGGTAAACAAAAATACTGTTGATTTAGAAGATATCTTTTTAAAAATAAAAAAAGATAAAAATTTTGAAAATAAGATTACTGAATATTTTCTAACCCAAATTAAACTAAACGCAGATTGTGATAGTAGATTATGGAGTACATATAAATTTAATTTTAAGACGGTTATTGATGTATGAAAATAATGCTTACAATTTCTCCATTAGAGAAAGCTCTTAGAGTATTGATTGAAAGAGAACTTAAAATATACCTAGAAGATTTTAACCAAAACATAATGTCTGATAGTTTTAGTTTAGGCGTTGTTATTCATAGGATGACCAGACGTCTTGAAAAACTAAAAATGCCTAGCTATAAATTTCAGTCTTTTACGATTAATATGGCGGTTTCTCGTTATATCTATTTAAAATTACTATCACAAAAATTAAATAAACCTGTAAACGAAATAACAGAGTCTGACGTTTATAATGCAAAGCCAATACAAATTCCCACATTTTATGCTGAGGAAATGTTTGGAATTATCCGGGGGGGATTTCCTTTTACAGCAAAAAAAATATGGATTTTTAAATCTCCATCTAATAAAAGTATTGTCGGTTCTTGGGATATAAAATCAAAAAGATATGTAGCTAGAACTTCAGATAATATTTTACTTGGTATTATTCTTGAAAATGGTATTTTTTATTACGATGAAGAATTATTTGATGTAGTTATCTGGCTTAATGGTATAGTTCCTTGTAAACAAGAGGATCTTAGGGTTATATTAAACACAAAAAATCGGGATATAATTGGGGCAATTAGTGAAAACCTTACGGAGTCTTTCTGTGATAATGCTAAGGATCATTTTGGTGTTACGGGTTTTTATCGTGAGTGGGATTTTTTTTATTCCGCGAATGCAACATTTGAAGTAGATTCAAGGGCTAAAAAAATGACAGTAAACATAAATATAGTTAGTGCTCCAGATGATTATGATGATCAGCTTATAGATAATATTAAGAGTACCTGGTGGCATGGTATTTATAAACAATATTCTGACTATGTTTATAGTAAATCAAAATTAAGTGAGTTATATAATTTAAATATTAACTTAAATTTTAATACGTAGTAAAAATTATTAAATAAAAATATGGAACCAAAGATATTCAGTTTTGAACCTAATTTATATAGAACATTTAATAAATTTATGGGGTATGATCCAAAAAAAATGATGTTTAAATATGCCCCAGGATATGCTAGTTTTATTAGTGGAGGTAAATTATATACCAGATTTGTAAAATTAATGGAGACTTTAAATGTTGAAGATAGTACAGGGTATCCTACCAAATTGTTTTATATGCGATACTATTATTTAACTTTATTATCCGAAAAATTGAATAAAAGCCTAAGTCAGATTACCGTTGATGATATAATAAATAATGTCCTTAACATTAATGTTGGTTATTCGGTAATAGGAGAACTGGTTGCATTTGGGTTTCCTATTATGTCTGATAATTTTCATTCCAAATGGGAGCATAGAAAAAATGGGTTTAAATATGTTGGTAGAAATCCTACGGGGATGATAAATTTAGTTTCATTTAATAACATGGTTTTTCATGAAAATGATCTTTTTACTAAATACTATAATATATATGATGTAATGAATAATAAACAGTGTATTATTGCAAAATGCAAAAAGAATGATCTTAATATAGTTTTAAACCAAAGTTCGGATGCTGACTTCGATTATATTGTAGCTGTTATATTAAGAACAATCACTGATGACTTTAAAACTTACATAAAAAGTGATGATGCACGTTTAGTTCATATTAAATTAAAAGACGTTTTTAGTATTATTTTAGATAATGTTGTTGTAAATCATGAAGATAGAACAGTAAATTTTTATTGCCGTAAAATAAATAAATTTATGGATAAAATTAGCTTATATTCTGGTCAACAATATCTTGATCGCCAATACAAAGAATTCCTTATAAAGAAAACTGAGTTTTTGAATTACAATTATCGATGCGCAGTCAATTATATATAAAAACCACAACAAACTAATGAAGCCTAAAATTTCTGATTTAGAATTTAAAGTATATTCTCTAATAGAAAAGAGATTCTCTGAATTAAGCTCAGAAGAATTTTCTTTAGCTATGATTGACATGAGTAGTTATCCTTATAGAACTTTTATAAAGTTAGTTGAGACATTTTCTTTGGATAAGATATTTGATTTACCTCCATTTATTTTCACGCTCAGATATCGTTATTTAACAGAATTATCCAGAGTGAAAGGTATTCCTCGTTCAAAAATAACAGAAAAAGATATTTTTGGGTCTAAATTAGTTTTTCCTGTAAGTACTAATGAATCTTTATTATTAGGTTTGTGTGGATTTCCATTTATTTCGGGAATTGTAGTTGGTGAGTGGTATAAAGGTAGGGATAAAAAATACGTATGCCGTGAAATTGGGGGGGAAATAAATTATATTGCCTACAATAATGTTAATATTATTCAAAATATTAACAAATATCATAGTGATCCTAATATTATGTCGAAATCTTTTTATGGTAAACAATTAAAACATATTATCAGACAGGCAACTACATTTGATTTAGAATTTGCGTTAAAACAAAGAACAACAGAAATATATGTGATAATACATAATTTAACTATGTATTTTTTTGAACAATTTAAAAAACATGTTATGAGCAAGAAGTTTATTGATGTTTCAAGTAATAGAAATCTAACTAAATATATTGTGATAACAGATATGGTAGTTAAAAATTCAGAAATAAATGTTAAATATAACCTATTAACAAATAGGCCGGAAATATTTAATTATGAATATTTTAAGAAAACTAAAAATGAGTTAGTTGAACATATATATATGACCTTAGTTTTAATGTATATTACAGTAGCAACCAATTCTAATCTTCATAATAGATATAGTCTAGTTGTTGGGAAACCTGAATTAATTGAGCAGTTATGATTTACAAACCATCATTTATTTATTATTTTTGATCTAAATAAATAAAATGAAACAAACAAAAACATATCACGAACTAGTCTCTAAAATGAGATCTTTCTTTTTATCTAAAGGATGGATTGAGGTACCTACTCAGTCCAGATTATCAATACTCGCTGCGTGCGAAAATCCCCACTCTGTGGCGACTTTTGAATACGATGGAGTAGTATGGCCTCTACCACAAACGGGTCAAATGTGGCTTGAATATGAGCTTCTGAAGAACCCTGATTGGCCAGGTGTGTTTTGCGTCTCCACATCATACCGTAATGAGAAAAACCCGATCCCTGGAAGACATGAGAAAATTTTCCCTATGTTTGAATTTGAGTCAAAGGGGGGATTTGCTGAGCTTAAAAAATTGGAGGCTGAACTTCTAGATTATCTAGGATTTTCTAGCCCGGTTAGTAGAAACTATGACGATATGTGTGATGAATACGGAGGGGTTCCTATTTTAGAGGATGAGCACGAATCTAGGATGTGGAAAGAACTTGGTAATGTTATATCTTTAGAGAAATTTCCATACAGGACATCTCCATTTTGGAATATGAAACATGCTGGAAATGATCTATTTAATAAGATAGATATTATCCTTTATGGGCAGGAAACAATTGGATCTGCGGAAAGATCTTGTGACGTTAATTATATGAGGCAAATGTTCTATAACATAATGGATGGGGCATATGCCAATAAACTTTTTGAATTATTTGGTAGAGAACGAGTTGAGAAAGAATTGGAAGAATTTCTTAGTTTAAATTTCTTTGAGCGATTTGGTGGAGGTATTGGTTTAACAAGGTTAGCTAGGGCTTACGAAATGCTTAAGGAATCTAGCCAAGTTTAAAAATAAAATATTATGAAAAATTTATTGGTTGAGTTATTTCAAGAAAGGAAGATTGAAGCTAAAAATGTTGAATTAGTTAAATTTATAAAAGAATACGTTGATCATTTAGGGTATCCAGACAACTCTGTGGGTTTAATAGATGACATAACAGAAAAAATCTGTGATAAAGATGAATGCTTTGATGATTTGAAAACAAATTTAGATCTTGACATTAGATCAAATCTGAAAAACAGTGAAGATGAAACATTGGTCATGCTGAAATATAAAGGTAAAACTGTTTTAGAAATATCTTGTATGCCGGAGTATGAGGAGTGTAGCCTAAAAAGTATATCTTCTGATTTTTTTAATGAAATACTTAAAAAATATTCATAGTAAAAAAACAATGGACGCAGAAACTAATCTGCGTCCATTTTATATATAAGAACATCAGGGGGGCTATTACTTAATAGCTTTTTTGCAATTGACAATTTTTCCGTTTATTTCATATTTAAAAGGATAGTTTGAGTTTGTTTCGGACCAATTATCTGTTATATCTAACAATATAACATTATTGCATATAATTTGCTCACAATGAGTAATATTATTTAAATGTTTAATATTGCCGTTTATATCGATTATGATATACTTATTAACAATTTCTATATTAGGAAACGAGTCTTGCTCAGCATTTATTCCTAAATATAAGCTATGGACAGAGTACAATCTTCCTGTGTTAATTTTTTTCTTATATATCCCGATATTTTCTTTTGTTTCAAACTTACCGCCTATGTTATCCATGTATTCAACAGCTAAAGGCAGAGCTTTGTTATATTCAGATCTAGCGTAGCTTATAGTTGAGTTTTCATGTCCAGGCCCATCATCATCATATAAAAAATATCTTAGTGAGGGTAGTCTATGTATCATAAAAATAAATTTTCTTAGTATTATTTTTATAAATATCCGAACATGGTATAAAAATAATAAAAAACCTGATTATGCGTAAACATAATCAGGCCATGTTTCTTTATGACTAAGCCAATTAGCAAGTTGTGAGTTAAAAGTCTCTTTTATATCTTCAATATTATGATCAATATCAAACATATATTGATCGCCTATAGCAGATATCCCGACTTCTTTCTTAAATGAAATTGTATCCATTGTGAAAAATAGAACGAAGGTATCATGTTCTAGGGAATATCGAGCTTCAACTGAAGGGCAGACACTATTTTCATTACCATTTGTCGCGAAAAAACAAAACTTGTATTGTCCATCTGCAACAATTTGATTTTTTAAGCTCAATACTTTCATCAAGAAAGAGTTAGCTTCATTGTTATATCTAACAATGAAATTCAAAAAATACTCATGATCACAAACAATATTGAGGCAAGTATCTAGGTACTTGTCAATATCATCATTAAGTAGAGTAATAATGTTATTGTGCCTGTCACCATAAATGTCAAGAATGTCATCTGACATGTATGGGATATTTAGGTTATCGATAAGCAATGTGACAACTTTTACGGGGATATTATGAAGAAATTCACTATCCATGTAATCGATCTCTTCAGGTATAGAATTTTCATCCTCTGGATCAACAAAATGAACCATAATTTCACCTTCAATATTAGGGTTTACAAATGAAAGGATACCTAGATAACCTCCAGTTTGTACATACTCTGGATTAAAACCTTTATCTTGCAGTTTTTGTTTGACGTCAATATACTTCATCGTTGTTTTTTTTATTTGTGAACCGCAAAGGTAAAACTAATTTATTAAAACGCAAAATATTTTTTCAATCAAATTCATATCTAAAATCAGATGATAATTTAGAAAGATAATCTACATTTTTTAGACAAATAGATTCATTAGCCCTACAATCTGCTGCACTAATAAAATACCTAACACGTCCATTAATAACTTTTATATCAGGATTAATAAATATTGTTTCAGAAACGATTAAATCACCATAAACTTCTAATTTAAACCCTATATTAATAAACCCGGCATCATAAAACTTTACATTACCAAGTACTTTTAGCGTTCCAGGGAAAGATAAATTATAGTGGTCAGTTTCTGTACCGTAATTCCAGGGGTTTATTACAAAATTAACTGTTTTTGCAACAAAAATACCACCAATATTATTCATGTATTTGAATAAGTTTAAATATTGTGAATCTTCTTCATCCGTTTTAAATGATTCTAGATCAGGTAAAATTAACTCCATTTTTTATATAAAATTTACTTTGCCTATTTTTTTTAGATTGTTAATCGTTTCTGTTATTATTTTTTGGTTTTCTTTGTCGTATGTAAAGTATTCTTCATCTAAAAGAGACATGTTAAAGTCTATCTCACCTAAAACTTTAGTATTTTCAGGTATATTTACAACCAATGTATTTTCAATATACAAAAAATCTACATCAAATGTAGTATTATCTGGCAGTTGTAATTTACCGGCATCTTTAATAGCAAAAACATGAGACCTAATAATCATGTGCCCAGGAAAATTTAATTCTGTTAAATCTGAAGATAATACGTTATCAATATTTAAACAATATTCCGGAGCAAATCTGGTACCATAACCGTCATAAATGAAATTACCGCCAACGGCGTGCATATAATCAAGCATTCTTTGCCATATATCGCAATTTTTATCACTTTGAGTTGAAAAACATTTATATTCTGGTAATGTTATAAATTCCATATCATGTTTATTTTTTACTAATTTGAGATATTTATACTAATAAATACAAAGTTAATGGTAAATATTAGTAATTCTTTAAAATTAGATAATGTTGTAAGTAATGACAAGATAAATCCTGCATTGGTTACAGATTTAAAAAATGCTTGTGACTATATCAGAACTCATATTAGACATGATTTTGTCGCTATTATAACATCAGCGGTTAGTAATCACTCTAAGTATGTTAAAGGTACTAATAGGCTTAGTAGACATGGAAAGGGTATGGCTGTTGATATATCTAGGCTTAATGGTATTGGCCAGGGATCTAATCCTAAAGAATTTAAAGAATTGGGTGATTTATTAGTGAAAACATTAGTTAGTATGGGATATACAAATACTGGGTCAGAGTATAATATACCTAAGGCTATATTGTGGCAAACTAAGGGTCATTATAATCATATACATGTATCTAATACGACTAACATTCCTTCAGAAGCTCCTAGATTTTTTCCTAAAGACTCTTCAAATTTTGTTGACGGTACAAGAGTTGTCTTACCCAACCAATCTAATCAGATACCAAATTTTGCATCCGGTCAGCCTGTTCTTGAGGATATATCAGCAATACGGTCATTTATGAATAAAATACTATGACAATATTGTGTATGTAATCAAACTTCCTAAGAATTCTTTTTCAGCCTTAGGGCCATAATGCTCCATAATAAAATTATCTATCTTTTCAAGATCGTAATCTGGTTGATCTCCTGATATTTCAATATAAATGTAGTTAATTTTATTTAAGTCTAATTTTGAAAAAGAGAATGTATCGAAAAGAATTAACCCAACCCCAGTTATCGTTAAATCTTCTGGTAATTCTACGATTTTTAAATTTCTAAGGACGATTCTCTCTGTACAGGTAAAATTTTTTGGTATTAACAATTTTTTATTTAAAATAGAATCACTTGGAAGATCAGAACCTTTCATAATCCTTATGATTCCGTCATGTGTAAAACTGCCCCCGATAGTTTCCATATAATTTAATGCTAAACACCAATCATCAAGAGTGATAGTATGCTCAGCATCTAAAATAGAATTAGGTTTAGTTCTAAAGTTGTCTATCTGTGGTAGAATATTCATATTTAATAGTTTTTCTATCTTTCATAAATATATTAAATCGTATTATAAACATTGCTTTAGTTATGATTTATCGGTTATACGTCATTCACTACCGTTCATTATGTATAACCTCAATATCATAACTTTGTTTAAATAAAAAAAAATAAATTTTCTTTGAAATATAAAATGAAATCACGTATCTTTGTTGGACAAAAAAATATAAGATATGTTAGCATTTAAAAATATTTTCAGGAAATCAAGTAATAATGGCTTTGTCGCCATTTCACAATCAGTTGAACAAGAGGATCTTAAAGGAAAGTTTATCCAAAGTAAATATTTGGTTGATGAAGATCATTATTTAATCGTACAAAGTGATCCGTTCAAAGATAAGCTTATTTTGGTTAAAATAAAAAACAACAAGGTTGTTGGTAAAGCAGTGGAGAAAAAGAATTTTGAGACATCTATGAAAGACAGTCACAAACATATTATCTCAAATATTGCTGAAATTTACTCGTCACATTTTGGTGACGGATATAAGAAAAAAAAGAAAAATAAAAACAGACTATGATAATTAAATTTTCAAATGGACGTCATCATCCTTCCTGGGCAACACAAGATAAGTTAGCCGATATTGTTTTTGAGGTTTCTTCGATTAAGATTAATCCAGACTCTTTACTTTTATTTAATAATGATGAGGTCGTTGAAATGCAAATTTTTGACGAATCTTATTACTTAGATGGTGTTTTTTATGTTACTATAGAGGTTATGTCTGAGCTCTCAGATGAAATTAACATAACACATAATTTTTATCAGATAAAAGAGTTATCAATTTTAAATGGCTAGCAATCACAGCTAGCCATTTTTTTAACATTGAATAATAACTGTTCTCTCATCATATAATGTAATTTTAAAATTAAGTTTTTTTGATGCAGGAATTAAATATTCGTCCTTATATTTACTTAATTCATTAATGTAGTCATCAGTATCAGCCTTGAAATATATAAATTTGCTGAAATATAAGTGTTCGTGTAAATCTAATAAATAAGTATTATTAAGAATAATAGTGCCATGAAACATATTAAAAGACTGGGGCAATTTGATGTAACCAAAATTATCTAAAGTCAAATTTTTCTTGTGTGATAATTTAAAATTATCTGGAAGTATATCTGTATCTTTATATTCATATAAAGATTTTTTGCAGGTAATATTTAAATGATAGTCGAAAGGCTCATCCGTAAAACTTGAGACAGTACTAATAGCGTTAATATAGTTACATATTCGTAACCATACCTCAATATCTATGTCCAGATAACTAAAATAACAATCAACAGTTTCGTTATTAGAAGTTTTAAATAATGTAAAGTCTGGTATATTCATTTTATCTTTTTTTAACTGTGACCCTATACTTACTTTCTATCGTGATGTTTAATGATTTTTTAAGCGGTAATAATGTTGAGTCGTAATAGTTTTTAAGATTTTCTGTTGTATGCAAACCACATGAAAAACTTATTACTTCTGCACCGAATAAATGTAATGGTATTTCCCTAAGACGTGTATCACCACAGGCTATTGTTTTATTTTTAATAATAAAATTATCAGGAATTGAAATATCACCTAAATCTGATAAATAAACATCACAATTGACTGTAAATTGATCGGGCATTATGACTTCATTTGAGGATATATCGAGAGACCCAGGTCCTCTTTCATTGTTATTCTGTATATAGAGAGCATCTAGCTCAGGTATTTCAACTGAAAAACGAAGGCTAGGATCAGAAATCATTATTCGATTGATATGACTAACATATCTTAACCATATATTAATTGGTACATATATGATATTATCATCAGCGTAAGATAATGGCCATAAATTTGTAGTATATTCTATACGTTCGTCATTATTTAGAATAAAAGATTCTAAATCACTTTTATTTATTATATTCATAAAAATTTATTTGTAATATCAATTGTAGGAAAAAGCCTTAAGTCTTTTTTTACGTTAAATTTATTTTCTAATTTTTTAAGATTACCTTCATAATATTTCAGAAACGCATCCTCTTCTTCTGGAGTACCAGAGTAATGCACTCTACTAGCATTATACAAGTTATTAGGCATATCAATTAAGAACGTTTTTTGGCATGAAATACTACCTGATACAAAATTTTCAGGTAATTTTATATAACCTAAATTTTTTAACGTTAATTGTTCGATATATAAATTGTCAGCAAATATTTTACTTCTTAAGTATTTTCTACTATATCTATCCTCGTCGCCAAAAATTTCTAGATGACCATATATCTCAGCATTACCCATCTGTTCTCCGTACTGTTTAGCAAGTGTAATATATGAATTAAAGTTTAGCCAGGTATTTATGTAAATATCAGCATGTTTTTTACTAAAAAAAGCTTCCGGATCATTACGTTGTGTTCTAGGTATAGTGGAAAATCCCTTAAATAATTCTAAATTAGTTATTTTTATCATACTTTTATTTTGGCTTTAATAAAATATTAATCTTGTCTTTTTCAAATATAAAATTTGATTCACGCGACAATACAACTTCGTTATAAAATTCATTAAATTTCGATATATTCATATATTATTTTTTTGTTATAAGCGTCAATTTATTTCCCATAGTGTTGTCAAACTTATAATTAAAGACATCTGATCGTTTTTTTAAATAAGATTCATAATAAAATTCCATATCGCCATCATTGATATCATCAATTATTTTAATATAACTTGCGTTATATAGATTATTTGGAATACTTATTGGGTATGTATTAAACATAGTAATAGTGCCTGCTTCCATGTTTTTATGTAATTGTACTAAGCCAAAATCATGTAAAGTTAAATTATAATTAAATTGAAATTTATCTGGGATCAAATATTCGGACCTATACTTACTCTTGTAAGATGGAACAGTATTAAGTATGGATACTTTATCTGGAAAAATAAACCTATCCTTGTTCAAGATATCCATATTTTCTAATGTTGTAATAAAATTACTCCAGGTATCAATGGTAATATACACACAATAATTGTCATAATATTGAGGGGTTTTAGGATCATAACTACCATATCTGATAGGTGTAGTTGAAAAATTAGACAAATAACTGCTAGATATTGTTCTTATCATACTTTTATATTTTTTATTTGTATACATGATAAATATAAATTAATACTTAAATATCTTGAACTGTTGGTGGTAATTTTATATTATTTAGCAAAAAAATATACATTATTATGAAAGACGCTATCGATTTATTTTTTTCTGATCACAGTACGATTATTTATGAATTTGAGGACGCTTACAATGCCGGCAAAAATAATGAAATGCCATTTGAAGAATGGTTTGAGCTAAATAAGCTGCTAATATACGAAAAAATGCGCGCTGAGTATGTTAGAGGATTTAATGCTTGTAATGACTTTAAAAATATGGTGCTATCTTTTTGAAAAAATATTTGTTGGTTTAGTATAAACATTTTACCTTTGTAGCCTGAAATAAAACATCATCTTTATGATATTTATAATTAAAAAATTGTAAATGAAAAAGATAAGATTAACAGAGTCAGAACTAACACATTTAATTAGAAAGGTGATTAACGAGAATTCTGATCGTGAAGCTTTAAAAGATGTTATTTTAGGTAGATCGTATTTCATACATGATGGTAATATGTATGAATTAACAGGTTATAGATTACTTTATGAACTAACTAATGGTAAAAAAATTATTGCTTTTTGTAATAAAGAAGATGCTAACGCTGTTACGGGAGCACGTGGACGTGGCTTAAGTAAGAATACTTTTTACGTTAAAGATGTACAATTTCTAGACGTATTAAATGATAATATCGAAAAGTCTATTAGATACAAAGAATCAAATGACTATATAGTTAATACAATGGCGAACAAGATAAAGTTAACTAGGATAAAGTTTCTTTTAACTTTAAAGCCTTCTGGAGCCATGTCACCAAACCTTTATAATAAACTCATGAGTAATGAGTTATTTACTGGTATGGGCTTACCTGTTCATTCTACTCCTCCATATAAAGAAACTGAAATGGACTTTGCGGATAATATTGATTAATATTTCTGACAAACTAGAAACAATTAAAAAAACATAACAACATGAAAAATAAAAATAAACAGCACCCTTGGTTGTTTCCTTCAGTTTTTTTAGCACTAACTTTAGGAATATTTCTTAGCTTTCATTTCAAAACTATTTTTCATGTAATGCTTAGTTGCGGTATTTCTATTGCGGTCACGGCATTTATTTATCTTTTTTGGGCAGCCTTTCTTAAACATGGTAATTAGTACTTTAACAATTAACACTCAGAATGAAATACCGCCAAATATAAGCGAACAAATCAAAGAAGTTATATGTGTTATTAAGGCATCTCCATATAATGTTGGTGCAGAAATAGTTAGTGGAATGTATCGGCAGGAACCAACGGATGAAGTTCCTGCCGGATATATCGGGTGTGATTTGTTGTTATACTATAATCTTAATCTCGAACACAAAGGTATACTTAAACTATTTCTCAGACATGCCACTTGTGAAGCTATCTTGTTCTTTGGTGAAGATCTGACTAAAGAGTTTATTTGGGGTATGATTAATGATATTATCAATGATGCGAATTACCATAATAAGATTGTGATTATCTAATATTTAAATGTATGAATAAATTTAAAAGGCAACCAAAAGTAATCGTTAAAGACATTCATGGTAACTCTTTCGGTATTAAGAATGTGACCAGCCTTTGCTGGAACTCAGAGGGTAAAATGGATTCTATTTATTGTGAGTTTGCAACTGATAGTGGTAAGATCATTATGTTTGACTCTGACGGGACAAATGTTTTTCGTAATCATACCGGGAATCTAATCGCTGAATTTTTTGAAGAAAACTAAAAAAATATATTATGTTGGAAAATTGGTTGAACAAAAATTTTATGCAAAAACTATATGACATCTTTTGGTGGATTATGTATGCAATTCTTGGATTTTTTGCATTTTGTGCCGTCGCAGTATTTTTTTGTTATTTTCTTTTTGGTAATTTGAAAAACTAGTCTTACCTTTGTGGTCTAAAACAACTGATCATGATAATCGACTCTAAATATAAAGACTACTACGACTACTGCAAGGCTTTCATGGGGGAAGATCCTCTTGTTAGATATGAAAGGAACTGTGAGTATGAATTTAAATTTGTGAATAGAGGTATTAATATGTTTGTCACAGATCTACTGTTGAACAGATTCTTTATCTGCGGGCTTGTTATTGATGTTCTGGTTGATGTTAACAATAAGAAACTATTGATGGGTGAAGATATCATTGACTTATGCAATGAGCAAAAGATTACCTACAATAATAAAAGGACATATTATTACGTACCTAACACTTCTAGAAAGATTGTTAGCCTTATCCTTAGAGCGAGTAAATCGGATAAGATATTCAGTCGTGAGTATGTGTTAACTGAGCCGGTAACATTTGATGAATATAAACAAATATTCATCAATAATTTCAACAGTGCTAACAAAAATCCAAAATACCATTCGATGTATAGGGACTGGAACAACATTATGGATTGCCCTGTTGTTATTGCTAATAATCGTGGTGCATTTAAAAATCCAGTTTTATCTGACTGGAAGATAAGTAGCATCATTCCGGCTGAAGAAATGTACTTGAAAATCACGAATTGGCTACTTGAACGGCAAGATATCGCAGTTATTGATCAAAGAACGGATGTTGAGAAATTGACTTCTCACGGTTTTGACAAGAAAACTTCTTTTCGTCATTGAAAAAAAAAACTTGCACAGGTCCTAAAAAGCCCTTACCTTTGTTGAAACAAAAAAAAAACAATAATAAACATGGACATTAAAGAAATCATTGAGAAAATTGAAACCCTTCAGATTGAACTTGGAGTCATTAAAGATGAAAATGATTACCTGAAGGAACAACTAAATGAGATGAATTCCAAACTTGAGGACCTTGAAAACGAGTATTATGAATTCAAGACATCTTTGTATGATCTTGAAGAACATGTTGATGATTCGATTGAAGAACTTGAGGAAATAGTTGACAGTTTTAAAATGAAGCTCGAATTGATGGAAAAGGCTGAGTATGCTGTGTAGTCCTGTGTGATTTGTGGTTTAAAAAATTTTTGAGCATTGATTTGGTGCGGGTTGTATCGAACAGTGCTCAAAGATTTTTGGTTATATATTGCAACCTTATTAAAAATTGTATTATGAAAATATTAGATTATTTAGTTAAAGCTAAAAAAGAAGGGAAATCTTGGGCTGATATGGCAATATACAATTTTTATAAATCTCGTATTAAACATATTAGACGTGATAAGGGCAAAATAACTCGTAGTGATTTAGATGATATATTTAATAGTTCTGTTGATATTACAAATACTAGAGATATTTTATTTTATGCCTTCGAGTGGGCATCGACCAGTGAAGGCTACAATTACTGGCATAATATTTATCACACTGATCTATTACATGAAAATACTTGAATATTTTTGTGAAGCAAAAAAACAGGGCAAACCCTGGGCCGAAGATGCCATCTCTTGTTATTACAACTATATGCTTAGATCGTCTAGATCTGATAGTGTTGAGGCGAATGATTTAATGAATTATATTAAGAGTAAATCTAGTTACTCAAAGTACCCCCCAGATTGTATACTTGCGGGTTTCGACTGGCGTAAAACACCACATGGTCGTGATTATTGGTGTAAAATATATGATAAAGAATGTGAATTAAACGAAAACTAAAATAATAAAACACATGCAAACTATTAATGAAATAGAAGAACAAATTAGAATCGCAGAAGAAACTCTGGAATCTCTTAAAAATGAGTATGATAAACTAACTATTATTGCGGAAAAGAGGCGTGTTTATGAGTACTTTTTTGATGCTGTAAAAAAATCTAACCTACCAATTACTAAATTGGTAGATGTTGATACATTTCTTAAGAAAGATCTATCGATCACGGATTATTTTGCGTGTGCATACTCTGGCGGAGTTGTTTATTTAATTAATTATCTTGTTACTTCATCTTTATATTCTGTTAGCGGAACTACGTCAGATACAAACAACTGTGCTCGGCTTTTTTTCAGTGAAAACCTGGATGACATTATGCTGTATCTACATAATCGATTAGTAGAATAATAAAAAAATATTTGGTAGATTCAGAATAACCCTATATCTTTGCATCAAGAAAAAAAAAGACATGACTGACACATTCACACAAGTTTCACCTAAATGTTTTCACAAAACAAACCAGGTATTGGATAGCTTTCCGAAAGATTGCTATATCGATATTCTTTTAAATGGTGAGACATCTCTTGCTGACACAACAGATGTTGATTTTGGTACTGAATCTGAAGACAGCCTGTTTTACCTTCAGGTTAATCAAGAAGAAGGCGTTCCTAGTCAATTCACATCCGGACAAGAGTTCATAAACGAGATTATCGTGGGGCTCATTGATGGCCGACATAAACTTGTTAGATATGGTCAACAAACTTCTCTTTAAATTTTGGAGTAACTTCTTAGTTACCAGTTTTGGGCTTGCATTTGTTGAGCTCTTTGAGTCGATTATTTGTATCGCTACTGTTGGGCTTGTCCGTGTGAGATGGTCCTTTCATTACATTTGCTTCTGCACAAGAATGCAAATTAAATACTCGCGTAAAATCAACAACTAGATAAATTAAAATATGTGAATATTTATTACATATAATATTCACATATTTTATGCGGAACAAAAAACAACTTTTTGAGGCTTTAAAACCATCTGAGATTAGGCCTTATATGGGGCTTGATCGTCGGCTAGCTAATCAAAGAATAGAAAATGTATGGGATAACTTAAAAAAAATAGCTAATTACAAAAACAAATCTGGGGATAGATTATATTTCACATTAGATGACGTTAAAAACGACTCTGATGATAAACATATCCTGGAATGTGAGCCTATTATTACAAAATTTCTAGGATATAGAGGTTATGAGGTTGTAAATTTTTACAAAGGAAAAGTAAAAAAATTTAATGATAAAAATATTATCAATATTGGTAAAGTTTTAACTTTTTTAGGTAAAAGGGATAAAGAGGCACTTGATCTATTAAAAAAATATGCTGGGGAGAAAAGTTTATTATCTATTGGTGACGATTATTTAATTGTTATTAGCAAGCATCCATATGACATAGTAGGTATGAGTACAGATAGAAATTGGACTTCCTGCATGAATATAAGAGATGATAAAGTTTCTCAATATAACAAATATCTCCCGTTAGACATAACTCAAGGCACTATTGTGTCTTATTTGATAAAACGACATGATCTTAATATTAAAAGACCAATAGCTAGGATTTTAATAAAACCTTATTATTCTATAGACAAGAGAACTGATATATTGTATGGCGTTGAATATGACTCTTTTACTAAATATGGTTTACATAATAAAAATTATCCCAAAACGTTGTTAAGAATTTTTGATTATTGCCAGAAAGGTAAAACTGGGGTTTTTGTCCAAGATAGTAAATTATACGATTCAAATAACGCGGTTCCAATAGTTAATGACGTATATTATCAGAGAAAGATTGATAAATTATCTAAACAAACTAGTAGGTTACTTGGAAACTTAACACCTGAAAGACTTTTTATTATAGCACCTTGGTTAGCGGAAGCATCTTTCAGTAATGCTGTGTTTTCTGTTCAGCATAAAAACAATGACGATGACGATTTAAAAATAATATTTCTTGAAGGAGAGTGGTATGATGGAGATTGGATTGATGGCAAATTTTTTGGTGGCACATGGCATAATGGTACATGGCATAATGGTATATTTAATGATAGCCGGTGGGAAAACGGCAGATGGCTTAATGGCACATTTACTAATAATAGTAGATGGAATGATGGTACATGGCATAAAGGTACATTTACTAATGATAGTACATGGAATAATGGTACATGGCATGATGGTATATTTAATTATAGTACATGGAATAATGGTACATGGCATAATGGCACATTTAAAGATAGTAGATGGTTTTATGGAACATTTGTTATGGGATTTTGGCGTGATGGAAAATGGTTTCAAGGTGAATGGCATGAAGGAGAAATCTTTGATCATGAAATCAAAACTTTTGTAAAATCATATTATCCACCTAGATAGTTAGAAATAAAATACATACCTTTGCGGTATCAAAAAACGAGAGCAAAATCTCGATATCTTTTTTTTCTAAACAAACTCAAATCATATGTTTAAAAGCAACACAGTAAAGTACTCGGCCATTGTGGTCGGGGTGATTCTTCTTTCGTATCTGGTACTCAACCTCATCATGCGAACCTACGTCAAACCCAACCAAGTTGGTGTATGGATGACAAATGGGGGTATGAATGGTGAATCAGATTATCAGGTCTGGACCGGATATTTTCCGGTTGACTTCTCTCCACTCACAAGGTCATTCGTGATTCCTAGTCAATCGTATAGTATCGACCTCGAAAAATCGGTTGTTCTATCGAAAGAAAATGGTGAATGGACAGTAGATCCGCAATTCACGTTTTCGATTGATCGGGAGCAAGCTGTTCGAATTTGTCACAGGTATAACTCTTTTTTGGCTAGTGGTGAAGACGACAAGTTTTTGAGTTCTGTAGGTCAGTACATTCTAACTCCGATCATTCGTAATTCATTTACTGAAATTATTGGGTCACTGAAGGACACTATTATGATGGATGACAAGGTTCGGGTTCAGAGGATGCTGGAGGATTCTGTTCGTATTGGGTTTAAGCGGGTAGGTTTTGTGCTTGATAATTTTGTCACAGGAGTAACGCCTCCATCGAGCATTCTAAGGACCAACCAGGCTAAGAACGAAGCTTTGCAAACGGTTTATGCGGCCAAGGCTGAGGTTGAGAAGGCGAATGCTCAAGCGGCTGTAAAGTTGGCTACGGCTAAAGCGGATGCTGAGGCGATGCTTATCACGGCGAAAGCTGATTCTGAAGCTAGGCGTCTTAAACAACAAACCCTATCTCCTTTGGTTATCCAGTCGATGTTTATTGACAAGTGGGATGGGGCACTTCCTCAAACTTCTCTTAGTGGGAATACCGGTATTATGCTACCGGGGGGACTTATTAAGTAGTTAAGTTTTATTTGGGTCACGAATTAGTTTCGTGACCCATTTTTTTTATGCGTGAGTATATATATTATTATGAATAAGTTAATAATAACAGAAACCCAGCTTAACAATATAGTTAAAAATGTCATATTTGAGCAAGAAGAAAGTCTTAGTTCGCTTAAGAAAGCGGCATATAAATTATATTTTATAACAAACTCTATATTAGAGTTCATCAATAAAAACAATCTCATAGTTAGAGATGTTAATTATGATTTTGTTGATGATGACATTGTGAGTAATCGGGAGGACTCTTTTAATAGAAAAATATTAAACGCCGGGTATGCGTCTTTTTTGCGGGGTGAGATAGTTAAGATAAAAGAGACTATTAATGTAATTATGGATAATTTGCAGCCTGATTATAGGCTAGTAAGCTTTATAGATAGTTTTCAGAGGCAGGTTTTAAAAGATCTTGAGTTGTATCTTAAAAAGATAGATGAGCTGAGTATTGATGCGGAAAATTTATATGATGGATATGATGATCGATTAGAAGATTTGCTTGGTTATATTATGGGTAAACAATATGAATTATCGCATAATTTATCTAATTCTTGTGATTATTTGTTAGAGATAATTGAATCGTAGAAAAAAATATTTGGTAGTCTCAAATAATGGTTATATCTTTGCAGTATCAAACAAAGGTAATCGCGTGTTGCGTTATCTAAAAAAAATCACATCATGATCAAGACTGAAATTTTTAGTGATGCAGTAATTTTATTTATAATTTTGTTCGCTTACTTAATGGCGAAAGATAAGGGTAAAAAAACTACAGAAGCGTTTTTGGACTCTACGATTGATACGTGTTTTATTCTTATTGCAATTTATGTTTTCTCTTAAAAAAAATCAATAACATGTTTACACCTGATGAATCGTCTCTAATAATTAATGCCTTGATGGCATATGGCATTGAGAAGTCGAATATTTATGATAAACTATATGCTATGAATGATGGCTTGTTTGCTGAGAATAAACCTGGGCATTCGCTTGGAATGATGTCACTTAATGAGCTAAGTATTGCAAAGTCTATCTTGGAGGACAGGATTCAGAAGCACTATGAATGGTCTAGAGCGTATCAGTACATTGATCTTGAGAAGCATATTGCCAGAACCAAAGAAGCTAATGATGATCCTAAGATCAAATCTTACGGTGAAAAACTCAATCGGATTAACGAAAGGATCGAAACTATTATTAATTCAATTTAAAACCAACAATCATGTTTAATTTCCAAAATACTTGCTCATTATTGTTCATTTTCATTTTTATTGAAATTTTCATTTTGCTTTTTGCAATGGCATTACCTATTAGTGTATATGAGAAATATCAAAAGGAATTTGAGAATGTGTTTGTTTTTATAGCATTTATATTGTTATTGTGTTTGTTATTTGTATTTTTTGTTTAAACTTGAAAAAATATTTGCTAGTATCAAATAAAGGATATATCTTTGCAGTGTTAAATAAAGGGTGATGGGGTGCTTCACAATAGGGTTCGAATCCCGCACTTCCGCTAGGGGGTGTGTAAGTGGGGTTAAATGTGACCGCCGGAAAACAGCCTAATCGTTGAACAAAAAAAAACAAAAAAAAATGCTAAAAATTATTGAAGGTCTGCTTTACAATCTTGTAATGTTCTTCTCATTGGTAAAAATCGGGCAGGGTAAAGATGTGTATTTTTATGCATTTTGCTTTACAGGTTGCTTATGTGGTTTGATTGTATCAGTAGTTAACACGAATATTTCGATTCTGGAGGATAAATTATCTGAGAAAGATAAAAACCCAAAATAAAATAATAATGAAGTAGGAGACCAAACTATTAAGTTTGCTGAAGGTCCCGAATTCTTTAAAGCGCAAAAGGCATCAGTTACTCTCGAATGAGGCTCAAAACGAGCTGAGGAATACACGGGTCTTACGGAAACGTATCGAGCATTATTTATTTATTGGTCAGGTGGCGGAATTGGCAGACGTACCATATAAGACAGACTGCATTGGTTTTACAGGTTCGAATCCTGTCCTGGTCACAATCTTTTACTCAATTAACTTAACATTTTTAAAAAAATGGCTGAAGTGTTAAAATATGATGTTCAAGAACAAATTGAATCATGTCTTAAATCATCTAAGACACGATTTAATTTGTTGGATACAGATAATATTGGTTGTGTGTACGAAGTTTTCGTATCTTCGCTTCCCTGTTATATTCAAGTTGAATATGATTTGGAAACAGAAGAAGATGATTGTGTGATCATTCAATTTTTTGCTAAAGTTGGTGACGGAGATAATTATTTATATCATGAGATCTGGGATAGTACTAATAATAGTACTTCTATAGAAGATGAAATTTATGAACTAGTTGAAGCAAACAAGAAATTTAACAAAGTATTGAATAAAATCAATAAAAATCTTGAAAGTATTAAAGAGATTTGTCAAGATCACGGATTAGAATATGAAGATTTCATCCAGGTAAAATATAATTTCGAATGATAAAAATGCAATACGGATAGAAAATTTCAGTGGAAAGAAAAAAAAACTTGCATGGATTAAATAAACGTATTATCTTTGTAGCATGAAACTAAAGAGATTTGAACTAACAGAACTATATCTGGAGATTATAGTTATTCTTGGTATAATTCTCACATTTATAATAATCTTTTTTTCTGTTAATATAATTAAAAACTCAGGTTATATGAGTGAAAAATTACTTACACATTGTGACGGTGTTCCGTCACAACATTCAGTTGGTGACAGCGTTAGAACTAAAGAAAATATATGTAGCCTTCTAAGAACACATATATTATATCGACGAAACGATAATACAGGAATTGAGGAATATCTCGGAAAAGATTGTAAGATTGTCGAAGTCCGTTATACTGAAGAGTATAAATGTTACATATATCTGATAGATATTGACAATGGTGATTATTGGTGGGTTGATGAATCTTTTACAAATTAAACATATTTCAAAAAAATATCATGGTAGCTGGAAACTATTATTATATAACAAATCACACACACAATTTTCTCACTAATAAACTTGTGTTTTGTGTTGAGGTTAACGACAATACTTGCACTCTAAGATGTGGTGTTGTATCTTATGATATAGATCTATCAACTATTACATACAATAAAGTAAATTTGCCGCCAGCAACACCGGAACCAACACCTACAGTTGAAGGACCTGCGTTCACGGCATATACGTGGTCGTATACCTATGACGCGAAGCCAAAACCGCTAGAATATGGGCAAATTCATGGTAATAAGATTATCAAGAATAAGAAAGGTTATTTGTATCGATTTGGTAATACCAATTTGATTCTTTGGTTTGACATGCTCTATGGTCATGAAAATGATAAGATACAGTATCGTCTACCGTTTAGCCCTATTCGGACATCATCTATTTTGCCTGAGGATTATTACGACGCTGATAAAATGCCCGCTTGGAGTCTTCATGCTAAAGGCAGCTTGAAATATACAACCTGTGGGGCGAAGTTATTTCATGTATATCTAGGTAATCCGGATGATGATTATACATTATTATTGCTAGATGCTGACGTTAATTGCGATCTTAATTATTTTGGTGATCTTGTAAACCATTATAATAAAGTACAAATCGGTAATGATAATTTTACACTAGGCCTTTTTAGAAGTGATTATACAGATGCGATTAATCTTTCTGAGATTGTTGACATTGATCAGATTAAGTAACTGTGAGGTTTGTAGATAAAAAAAATGCACAACCGTAAATTATTGTAGTTTTTTTTTTATCAAGATATTTATTATTAAAAATAATAATTATGAAAAAAATTATAAGACTAACTGAAGATGATTTAACAAGGATTGTTAAACGAATTATTAGCGAAGAAAAAAAATCAAAACATACGGATTATTATCGTATATATGGAGGAAAAAACAAGAAAAATCCTCCGTTTGAACCGGGTACAAAGATAAAACGTAAATGGAGAGTAGATGATGATGGAGAAGTAATAAAAGACGGAAGAGAAATGTATGAGTTTGTGAGAATGGACGGAAACGTGATGAAGTTAAGGCCTCTAAACAAAGAGGCTCTATATAGTCAAGATACCACGCATCCAGAATATATAAAAAAGAATCAAAAAGCTGGATATAAGCCTAGATATGAAGATCTTGTACAGCTTCACTATAATCACGCAGACGCTTTCGAAGTCGTAAGTTAACCTTAAACTTCATAATTTATTTCTTAAAAAAGATAATCAATAATTATCATACAATAAAAAAATGCACAATCATTGGCGATTGTGCATTTTTATGTGGGGGACATAGTTATTAGTTATTTTCCATTTCATCAAATTTCTTGACTAAGAATTTCCATATTTTTTTAGCCATGCTGTAAGAGCAATCAATTACTTTATTATCATACCTAACAATTAAACTATTCATAAGTAAAACAGGTATAGATGTATCTTCAATCTCTAAATATGTTTCGTCATGGAGCCTATACTTGATGATAGAATAATTAGATTTTACAGATAGATTTTTAGGATTAAATGTGTTTTCAATATAATCTAATATCTCACTTAATTTTTTATCCTCATCTGAAGTTATTTTTTTATCAAAAAAAGCCTCGTCTAACTTTTTTTGTTCATTAATGACTTTTTTAACAATTTTTGTTAAATCATCTTCAGTCAATCTTATAATTCTTTTCATAATTATTTTTTTAATAATAAATATCTATAATAAAAAAAAACACAATCATTGGCGATTGTTCATTTTTTTACGATCCTTTTGGGCTTATTAATAGGTTTAATAATTGATTTTGATTTAAAGAAATTCCATATTTTTCTGGCCATTATATACGAGCAACGAATCTCCTTACCATCTAATAATACAATCATGTTACTGTCTGGGGGTAAAGATAACCAAGCATTCACCACCCTTAAAACTCCAGCAGAACCTCCAAAAATTCTGTATTCATACATATATCCATTAGGATATAGAGATAAATCATCTAGATTAAAATTATCTTTGATAATTTTAAAGATATTTTCTAACATTTCATCATTTTCTGAAGTGAATATACTACGAATAAAAGCCTCGTCTAAGTTTTTTTGTTCATTAATTACTTTTTTAACAATCCTGGTTAAATCATCTTCAGTCAACCTTATAGTTCTTTTCATAACTATTATTTTAACAATAAATATCTAGAATTTAAAAAAAAACTTTTTATAATTTCATATAATAGTCTTATCTTTGTTGCATGGAAGCAGGAAAATTTTATCTTATAAAAACAGATACCGGCGGAGCTTTGACCGGGCTTAGAGTTCATTGCTTAGCTGTTTATAGGACCCATGTTAGTTTATATCAAATGGGGATGCATTACTTTGTTCCACTATCCAGCCTTACATATTCTGAACTTAAGATGCCTGAGGTTGGTAAGCACTATCATATAAATGGAATTATTGATGGTGTTACACGCCACGATGTTGCGTTATGTGTAGAACATATCCGTGATATGGAGTTTAAGCTTGTATTCCCAGGTGGTAGATCGTTTTCTGTTGATGTTAGTAATTTAACATTCATTGAAGTTAATCCGGCAGAAATTACTGAGCCAAAAAAAATGCGGTATACGGATTTAACGCCAAATACACTTGTTAAAGCAGCAAATGACGCTATTGTTATTAGGTTGGGTACCACTAATATTGTTATTAAGTTATACCCTAAACAGTTAATTGGGCCAGAGTTTGAATTAGATATTAAAAGACTACCATATACTGTTGTAAGAACATCAACACACGTTGGTAGTAAGTATTATAGGGACGAAATGCCTATTCATATGTATACATTGACTGGTACATTAACAAACCTTAAATGTGGTGGCATTCTGTTCGATATAACAGATCTAAATCAACATGTGACGCAACATACATTATATGTTGCACATAATTATTATCCCAAAAATGACAAAACACCTATGGTTCTTCAAAGCTTGTCACATAATGTTAAACTATTTAACTTAGGAAGTGCGACTTATGAATGTTGCATAGTATCTCCTGAAGATAAAACGTCGATTGAGCTTAATCAGCTTTTCGAATAAAAAATAAAAAAAATAAGAAAATGCGTTTTTATAAACCAGCTAGAGCAAAAGAGACACGCAGAGGTTATTTCTCATATTTAACTGAAGCTGTTGGTAACTTAGTAACTTATTATGATCATAAAGGTTATAATTCAGACTTAATACTATATTTTGATTTGTGGGATATGCCAGGGTACGGTTCGGGGAATATGTTTGATGTAGCGTTTGAGAAACAAGATCATGATGACTACAAAAATAACAAGTATGAGAACATCGAGTATTATCAGCCAGGTATCAACACATATCAAACATATTTTGACAATGATTTAAGATTAAAAACAGAGCAGATAATAGCGAAGCATTATATAATAAATGGTGATATTAAAAAATTATTGTATAATCGTTTTATTAATTATGATTTAAGCAAAACAATTGGTGTTCATTACCGAACGACAGATATTACTTTACATCATCCTATAGTTCATATTAATAAAATATTTGAGGCTATTGAAGCGGAAGAGTTTGATCATATATTTTTGGCAACCGATTCTAAAAATGAGTATTTCAAATTTAAACAACGATATGGTGAAAAACTTTTGTTTTTCGATAGGACAGCATCAGAAGACTCTATGGTTTTCTTTAGCAAAAAGAACCCACAAATCTTGATAGAAGAACATATTAAAGAACTTGTTTTCAGTGTTTTTGCCTTATCACAAACAAGAAAATTAATATGTACAAGATCCAATGTGTCAACATTTTCAATATTGTCTAATTCAAATCTTGATTTCACCATTTTAACATAAAATAAAATGATTGCCAGATACACAGACCTTGAACCTAACAAAAAAGTAAAAACCAATTATGATGAATACATTATCAGAATTGGTGACTCTAACGTAATGCTTCATGCAAGCTATCTATATGAGACTCCTGATGATCCAGATATTTTTATGTTTCCCTGGAGAATGGAACGCACATACATGTATAATGATAAGCATATAAAAGGTATGCCGATGTGGATGCATGTTATGGATGGTCTTATGACGCCCACGTCATGCGGAGGAAGGATTATATATCTTAATTCTGATGACGAAGTTATGGACAATACTACGGTTCTAATGATTCCTAGAGATAGCGACATTGAAACATCACCGTTGGCCAATATCGCTACAGAAGTAATTACTTTTGCTATTGACGGACAAAATTATGATGTGGCCATTATTCGTACAGAGAAGCAAGAATCCGTCGACCTGAAAGACTTTTTTACTCAGCGATAAAAAACATTTGACTATTTGATATAATAGTAGTAACTTTATTTTTGTAATCCATTTTAGTCAGGTGGCGGAATTGGTAACGCCCCGGTCTAAATCCGAAAAAGAGTAGTAGCTCTATGATGGATGAAAACCGGGTCAGCTTGTAGAGCTACACATACATGGTTGCAGGTTCGAGTCCTGCCCTGACTGATTACTTAAAACTTATTCTTATGAAAGAACTAAAAGAATTTATTGAAGACGGTATTACTATCTCCAAAACAAATAGCGGATATGAAGTTTTTACTATAAAAACGCAGAAATTCAATATTAACTCTCTCGATGAATTGACTCCGGAGAGTTTTATGACTGCAATTGAAAGCCAAAGAAAATTGACAGAACTACAAAATCAGATCTACACAGCGTCTGGCTTACCATAAAATATATTATATAAACATAGTATGACGATTACTAGGGTAATACCTGGTAATCGTTTTTTTTATTCATACTAATAGTATAATTACTTTGGTGTATGAAGTTTATATGTAACCTCTTTAATAGTATTTATATGAATTTCAAATTTATTCTCAATCCAGGAACTAAAAATCATTTCAAAGTCTTCTTTTGATACTGGGACTATCTTAGTAAGATCATCTCTGAATCTTTTATAGTAATACACAACACCGGTCCAGTGAATGCGGACGATAGAGGCACGATCATCTTTATTGTAAAGCTCTATATTATTTTTGTTTTCAATGACAATCAGCTTGTCAAACCTGGAATAGAACCAGTTCATGGTTCTACGATATGATTTATGGTTGTCCATAATAATTAATTTGTTAGTTTAATTTTAAAAATTTTTTGACTATTGTGATATTGAACTTGCGTGTATCTTAATTACTTTTATTTTAAATTTATCTTCGATCCAGGATGTTAAAAACAGTTCGAAGTCGTTGATACTTATTGGTATAATTTTAACTAGATCAAGCATAAAATCTTCATAATAAAAGATTTCACCTTCATTGTTTATCAAATATACTCGTATAACAGAATCTTCTTCTATATCAAAAAGATTTATTTTTTCATTGGTAGTATAAAACGTCAGCATATCAAACTTGTGATAAAACCATTTCCTGATTTTAATATATGATTTTTCATTCTTCATGATCCTGTGTTTCTTAGATTTTGACGTGCATTTTAGTTAGTTTTATTTTGAATTTATCTTCGATCCATTCTCTCAGAAACATTTCAAAATCTGCATTTTTAATAGGGATAACACTAACCAGATCATACCTGAAGAATACGAAATAAAATGCTTCTTTTTCCGATTTATATATACGGACCACAGAAAACTCATGCTTATCCCTAAGCACTATTTTTTCAGTGTCCTCAGATTCTTTCAACTTATCAAATTGGTTATAAAACCATCTCCTGGTTTTAAGATATAACTTATTTTCGCTCATATAACATATACTTTGATTGGGCCATATTAGTTATAATCACTTTCACGTACATCATCGATTTTTAGGCCGAATTTCTCTTCGATCCATTTTACCAAGAACAATTCAAAATCCGATGTTTCTAATGGTATTATTTTAGTTAAATAATATCTGAATCCGGCATAATAATATACCAAAATCTCATCATCATATATATAAATCCGAACAAATTTCGATTTATTATCTTTACTACTGAGGATTATACGATTTTCATCTGCGGTCACAATCAACTGATCAAATTTCATGTAAAACCATCTTATGACTTTAATATATAACTTATTTTCGCTCATATAACATATACTTTGATTGGGCCATATTACTTATAATCACTTTCATATACATAATCGATTTTTAGGCCGAATTTATCTTCGATCCATTCTTTCAAGAAAAATTCAAAGTCCAATCTTTCTAATGGTATTATTTTAGTTAACTGATATTTGAATCTAATATAATAATATACCAAAATCTCATCATCATATATATAAATCCGAACAAATTTCGATTTATTATCTTTACTACTGAGATTTATATTATCTTCATCTACAGTCACAATCAACTGATCAAATTTCTTGTAAAACCATCTCCTGGTTTTAAGATATAATAGTTCTTTACTCATAATACTATTTTAATAAACCGATTCATTGAATGGCCGGATAATTCGCACATTTATATTGAATTTATTTTCAACCCAATTGGCTAAAATAGTGTCAAAGTCGGATTGTGATATCGGGAACAGTTTAAACAACTTGTGCATATAATTTACATCGTAAAATACTTCACCATAATTTAGATAAATTCGAATATCGCATTTAAAATCAATATATGTGTGAAGATGTAAAACTTTGCGTTCAGTGACAATTGTCAACTTTTCAAACTGATTATAAAACCATCTCCCGGCTTTAACATAAAATTTTAGTTTACTCATATTGGCAAATGTTTTTAAGATTCAATAGCCTGAAATATATCTTCAAAGTAAAGCATTTAAATACCAACTGTAGCTGTTGACTTTTTTAACTTTAATTCCGAATTTATGTTCGACCCACATAATTAAAAGTATTTCAAAATCAACGTTTGGTACCGGAAATTTTTGAATGACTTTTTTCTTGAAATCTGTCATATAATAAACAATGCCGAACTTTTTATATATTCTAATTACAGAATATTCGTCGTCGTAAGGGCTAAGGTCTATTTTATCCTCATCTTCTCTCACGAACAACACATCAAATTTCTTATAAAGAACCCTTCTTGCCGCTAGATATAATTTATCATCCATAATAATCTTTTATCTTAATAAATATAACATCTTCATATTATGGCCGGAATCTCATTCTATATATGTTATTTATTTTAACTTTAAATTTTTCGTCAATCCATTGACATAAAAGCAATTCGAAGTCTTCTATTTGCATGGGGAATACATTAATGATCCTTTGCATGTAATCTTCGTAATAAAAAACCCTTTCAAGCTCTTTATAAATGTGAATAGTAATGCGAGGATCGTCGTCATGGCGAAGTTCTACAACATGATCAGATTCCCATACACCCAGGTTATTAAACTTCCTGTAGGTCCATTTTTGAGCCACACGGTATAATTTATCTTTGAGCATAAATCATATAACTAACTTGGGGGTTAACTATTAACAAGTCAAAAGCTATGACTTCAGTTACTTTAATATCAAATTTATATTGTACCCATTTTTTTAGCAGTAATTCGAAATCTTCGATTTGCATGGGGAATAACTTAATTATTTTTTTCATGTAATCTACGTTATAACATACACAACCATCACTTTTGTAAATTCGAATAATAGTCTTATTGTTGAGACAAGAACACAGAGTAATGCAAGATGGCTCATTGTCTTGTTCTTTCACCAGAGTATCGAACTTATTATTAATCCATTTTCCGGCTATGTTATATAGCTTTTCTTTATCCATGATTGTACATGCTAGCACTAGAGGAAACTTCTATTATTTCAATGTTATAATTATCTTTAACCCAATTCTTCAATAAGAAATTAAATAGGCTGATTTTCATTGGTAACATACTAGTAAGTTTATTTCTATATCCTCCTAAATAACAAACAAGATTACGATTTTTATAGATCACAATAGTTGAGTCAGTATCACCTTTACGCTTAAGTGATATTTTTTCGATATCTTCAGATACGACCAGATTACTAAGTTTCCTTTGTAACCATTTTTGAGTTATAGTATATAGCTTATCTTCGTTCATAGTAAAGAACAAAGGTACAGGATAAAATTAACAAATTCAAATAATTAAAAATAAATTGGGGGAGCTAAAATGGGGGGGATATGTACAAATTAAAAAAGGAGGTCAATGATTTTATTTATTTTAATTTCACATTTACTTTCAATCCATCTACGTAAAAGAATCTCAAAATCAATGATATTTAAGGCAAGTTTTTTACTAACTAGGTCTCTCAAGCGATGTGTATAATAAACATTACCTGTGGCTTTATAAATTCGTATAACAAAAAAAGAATCATTTTTATAACCGAAATATAAATTTTCTTCACAGTTTGAGATTACGTGCAGTTCATCAAATTTGCTATAAACCCATTTTTTTATGCTATTATGATATTTTTCTTTATACATGCCATTTAAAAATTAGAGTTAAAACCAGGTATGCGGACATCTGTTGTCTGTCTGATACTTTTCACATGTATTTTAAATTTTTCTTCAACCCATCTACCCAAGAGTATTTCAAAATCTTCATATTCTAGTCGAATAAACTTAAAAAGTTTCTTTGCGAAACCATGATAATAAAAAACTCGGCCTGTGTGTTTAAAAATTAGGATCTGAGCGTAATCATCTCTATCGTAATGTAAATAACTTACAAGCCCATTAGGGTTATCATATAATTTTAGCTCGTCGAACTTTTTATATAACAATTTTTTTATGCTATTATAATATTGCTCTTTATCCATATTTAAAGATTTATAGTTTACCTTTATTAAGCTATCGGGCGGCTACGTACTACACAAATTATGACATTATCCACCTTCATTTGAAAGGTCTCTTCGACCCATCTTTTCAAAAGTATTTCAAAGTCATGCTTTTCAATGCGAAGATGTTTACAAATTTTCTCGCTGAATTCATAATAATAGTAAACATGACCAAATTTTTTATCAATTTCAACCTGAGTATATTCGCCATTTTTATAACGAAGATACACGTTACTCCCTTTCTTTCTTTTAATCACTTCCAGTTCATCAAACTTTCCATAAACCCATTTTTTTATTCTATTATAATATTGTTCTTTATCCATATTTAAATATTTATACTGTTAATTAGAATTTATCATCAACATCATACACCGTTGGAAGGGGGGAAATTACAGTCACCTTAATTTCAAGAATATCTTCAATATATGCACCCAGAATTATTTCAAAATCAATAATACCCATTGGAACCTTTTTAAGCAGATCGTTTGCGAATCCAATATAATAACAAACTAAGCCTGAACTTTTATGAATCCGGAGCTGAGGAAAATCATCATTCTTTTTATATAGGTATAAAGTACCTTCAGAGGTTTCAATTATGTACAGCTTATCAAGCTTGTTAGATAACCAATTTTTTATTTTATTATAATATTGTTCTTTATCCATGCCGTATTATTTATTATTAGCCATCACTTGAAAGGTATCAATCAACAATGATTTCTCTTCCGACGATCCTTTTAACCATTTTAGTTACCTTAATTTTAAATCTATCTTCAATCCATTTGCTCAGAATTATTTCAAAATCAGCCTCTTTCAAACGAATCCTGTTAAAAAATTTCTCACTAAACATATAATAATAAAAAACTATACCTGAATTTTTTTGAATTCGTATATCACAATATTTTTGATTTTTATATTTAAAAAATAAGTTATTTCCATTAAGGCTTTCAATTACTTTCAGTTCATCAAACTTAATATAAAGCCATTTTTTTATTCTATCATAATATTCTTCTTTACTCATATTATTATAATTTAACTTTTAGTTGAAAGGTTTTTTCAATAACATAATGTACCTGTATACCCCGGAATGATGGTGGCCACTTTCATTTTAAAGGTCTTTTTAATCCAATTGCTTAGAAGTGTTTCAAAGTCACGCTTTTGCAATCGAATCAGCTTAGAAATATTGTCCCTGAAAGCGGCATTATAGATAATTTGGTTGTATGTTTTTTCAATACTGACCTGAATGTAAGCATTATCTTTGTAACGAAGGCATATTATTGTCCCATCGGAGCTTTCACTAACTTCCAGTTCATCAAACTTTCTGTATATCCAAATTTTTATTTTATTATAAAATTTTTCTTTATCCATGATTAATTTAATTAAATTTTCCTTTTGAATTTATGTTCAACAAACAGAACACGCACAACACCAATAGACCGGATGTGAATAACATCTGTTTTAAACTTTTCTTCAACCCATCTGCCTAGGAGTATTTCGAAATCATTAGGATTCAAAGAAATTGGTTTAATAATTTTATCCATAAAACCATTATAATACTGAATTATGCCACTATTTTTTCTAATTTTGATCTGAACTTGGTCATCATTTTTATAATGAAGATATATTGTGCTTCCATTATAACTTTCATATATATTCAGCCCATTGAACTTTTCATATATCCATTTTTTTATTTTATTATAATATTTTTCTTTATCCATATTATTTAAGTTTTATTTTGGAGGCATATTTAACGTTCATCAACTATAAAAAGTATCTACCGGCCATGTCAGTAACCTTGATTTTAAATCTATCTTCAATCCATTCGCTCAGAAGGATATCAAAATCATCTCGTAGCAATCTAATAGGCTTACAAATTTTGTTTCTGTAGTCTGTATAATAGACTACATCGCCTAATTTTTTGTTAATTATGATCTGAGTATATTTATTATTTTTATAACGAAGGCATATTGTGTCCTCACTATAAATTTTGTGTGGTTCAAGCTCATCAAACTTCCTGTACACCCAATTTTTTATTTTATTATAATACTCTTCTTTATCCATATCATTTAAGTTTTATTTTGGAGGCATCTTCAACCAGAAAACACAACTTTAAAGTCAAATTCTGAGTTGCGTACAACCTTTATTTTTAAGGTATCTTCAACCCATCTGTTCAAAAGTATTTCAAAATCAACCACTTTCAAGTCAACCATTTTACAAATTTTTTGTCTGAATTTATAGTAATTTAAAACACTACCAAATTCTTTTTGAATTATGACCTCAACATGACCTTCATTTTTATAATGAAGATATATAAGATTTCCGTTATTATGTTCAATCACTTCCAATTCATTAAACCTTTTATAAATGAATCTTTTTATTTTATTATAATATTCTTCTTTATCCATATCATTTAAGTTTTATTTGGTTGGTATTTTCAACCAACATTGATTGTTTCAGTGTCCGTACAGCGGTGCTGATCATTTTTATTTGAAAGGTATCTTCAACCCATTTGCTCAGAAGTATTTCAAAATCAGTCTTTTCCAAACTAATTGTCTTACAAATTTTGTTTCTGAATCTAAAATAATAAAGAACCCTACCTGATTTTTTATTAATCTTGATTTGAGCGTATTCTTCATTTTTATAACGAAGATACAAATACTCTCCATTATTACGTTCAATCAGTTCCAATTCATTAAACCTTTTATAAATGAATCTTTTTATTTTATTATAATACTTTTCTTTGCTCATATCATTGAATTTTTATTTCAAAGGTATGTACAACGTTGATGACAGCAGCACATTACATCTTTGGATAAGTATTTGTTTAATTTTAAAGGTATCTTCAATCCAGGCCCTTAAGATTATTTCAAAATCACGCTTTTCCAACTGAAATATCTTACAAATTTTGTCACTTAAAGTATAAGAATAGTAAACAAAATCTGATTTTTTATTAATTCGAATCTGAGCGTATTCTTCATTTTTATAACGAAGATACAAATTATTTCCTCTATTACGTTTAACCACTTCCAGTTCGTCAAACTTTCTGTAAATGATTTTTTTTATTTTACTATAATATTCTTCTTTGCTCATATCATTTAATTTTTATTTGAAAGGTATCTTCAACGAACAAGCCAATTAACACCAAAACTTCCTGAGGTGTAACTCACCTTCATTTGAAAGGTTTCTTCAACCCAGCTCTTCAAAAGTATTTCAAAATCAACCTGATTAATGCCAATCATATAACAAATTTTCTTCTTATATTCAGAATAATAGTATACTTCGCCAAATTTTTTATTAATTATGATTTCAGCATATTCGTTATTTTTATAACGAAGATACAAAGTATTGCCATCATTACGTTTAACCACTTCCAGTACATCAAACTTTCTGTAGATGTACTTTTTTATTATATTATAATATTTTTCTTTTCTCATATCATTTAATTTTTATTTGGGAGGTATTTTTAACCTGATTGTGAATGACCCTGGAGACAAAATTAGGATATAGTTAACCTTAATTTTGAATTTATCTTCAACCCATCTGCTCAAAAGTATTTCAAAATCACGCTTTTCTATAGGGATTGGCTTAAGAATTTTGCTTCTAAATCTATAATAATAAATTACTTCACCTGAATTTCTTTTAACTAGGATCTTAGCATAATCATCATTTTTATACCGAAGATATATGTCGTTCCCATTATCACGTTCAATAACTTCTAATTCATTAAACTTTCTGTAAATGTACTTTTTTATTTTATTATAATATTTTTCTTTATTCATATCAGTTATCTTTTAACCTGTAAGGTATTCTTAACGCGGTGATAGTCTTGTGTCCATCCCAGCCATAGATTTCATTAACTTTCATTTGAAATGTATCTTCAATAAATACCCTCAAAAGTATTTCAAAATCACGATTTTCTATAGGAATTGGCTTAATAATTTTGTTGCTAAACCCATAATAATAGATTAGTTCACCTACAGTTCTTTTAGCTCGGATCTCAGCATATTTTTCACCTTTATAATAAAGGTATATCTCATTTCCATCACTACTTTCAAATACCTCCAGTTCCTCAAACTTTCTGTAAATGTATCTTTTTATTTTGCTGTAATAGTCTTCTTTACTCATATCATTTAATTTTTATTTGGGAGGTTTCTTTAACTCTGTGGCGTTGCTCATATACTTGAGCCCGGTGTCATTAACTTTCATTTGAAAGGTATCTTCAACCCATCGCTTTAAAAGTATTTCAAAATCAACATTTTCCAATGCTATTGGTTTAATAATTTTATCTCTATATTTAGATTGATAGTAAATATAACCCGATTTTTTTTGAATTAGGATCTGATCATATTTCGCATTGTTATAATGAAGAAATATATCGTTTCCAAGATTACGTTTGCTCACTTCCAGTTCGTCAAACTTTCTGTACACGAATTTTTTTATTTTATTATAATACTGTTCTTTGCTCATGTTATTTAAATTTTATTTGAAGGGTATCTTCAACCTGCAATATATTTGAGTACAGCCGCTGTATGGTGTTGATCACCTTTATTTTAAAGGTATCTTCAACGGAAATTGGTGAACGAACCCGGTGCAATGGGTGTTGATCACCTTTATTTTAAAGGTATCTTCAACCCATTTAGTTAGAAGTATTTCAAAATCATCCTGTTCCAACCGAATCATGTTATCAATTTTGTATCTGAATCTTCTAAAATAGTAAACCCAACCTGAGTTTTTATTGATCATGATTTGAGCGGAGTCACCATTTTTATAACGAAGATACAACTCATTTCGATTATTACGTTCAACCAATTCCAGTTCGTTAAACTTTCTATAAACCAATCTTTTTATTTTATTATAATATTCTTCTTTTTTCATATCATTAAAATTTTATTTGAAAGGAATCTCAAATCTGTCGAAGGTTTCTCCACCCTTAGAATAGATCTCATTAACCTTTATTTGAAGGGTATTTTCAATCCATCTGTACAGAAGTATTTCAAAATCACGTGTCTCCAACCGGGTTATATTAATAATTTTCTTTTTAAATCCAGAATAATAGTAAACATAACCTAATTCTTTTCGAATTAGGATGTCGGCATAATCATCGTTTTTATAACGAAGATACACATAAGCTCCTTTATTAATCACTTCCAGTTCATCAAACTTTCTGTAAATGTACCTTTTTATTTTATTATAATACTGTTCTTTGCTCATGTTATCTAAATTTTATTTTAAAAGTATCTTCAACGACTAGCAGCACCTCTGCGTACTTTATCGCGTTGGCATTTTTCATCTTCATTTGAAATGTATCTTTAATCCATCTCTTCAATAGAATTTCAAAATCACGTTTTTCCAACGGAACTATCTTATTAATTTTATCTCTGAATCCAGTATAGTAGGAAACTTTAAGTAAGCTTTTATTAACCACTATTTTAGCAAATTCAGCATGTTTGTAACGAAGATACAAATAATTTCCATCATTACTTTCGAATACCTCCAGTTCCTCAAACTTTCTGTAAATGTATCTTTTTATTTTGTTGTAATATTTTTCTTTACTCATGTCATTTAATTTTTATTTGGGTGGCATATTCAATGCTGCCATTGAAAGAAACTTCGATATCCAGACGCCGGTCACTTTTATTTTAAATTTATCTTCAACCCATTTCTTCAAAAAAATTTTAAAATCAATCTCTTCAAACCGAAATATCTTATTAATTTTGTCTCTGAATCTTTTAGAATAGAAAACCCGACCTGAGTTTTTATAGATCACAATCTCCGCATAACCTTTGTTTTTATAACCAAAACACAAAATATTCCCATTATCACCTTCAGCCACTTCCAGTTCATCAAACCTTCTGTAAACAAATCTTTTTATTTTACTATAATATTCCTTTTTGCTCATATCATTTAATTTTTATTTGGGAGGTATATTCAATGCAGCCATTGAAAGAAACTTCGATCTCCAGATGCCGGTCACTTTTATTTGAAATTTATCTTCAACCCATTGCTCTAAAAGTATTTCAAAATCACGGTTTTCCAGCGGAATTTTCTTAAAAATTTTGTCTTTGAATCTATAATAATAGAAAACCCAACCCGAATTTTTTTCAATTACAATCTGAGCACGGTCAGGATTTTTATAATGAAGATAAACGTAAATTCCATCATTACGTTCGCTAACTTGCAGCGAATCAATTTCCCGATAAATGATATTTTTTATTCCTTTATATAACCTATCTTTACTCATGTCATTTAAGTTATTTTATTGGTATCTTCAACGAGCAGACCGCTCATGTAATCAATTTTAACAGTGAGCTCCACTTTTATTTGAAAAGTATCTTGAACCCATCGTTCTAAAAGTATTTTAAAATCACGCGTTTCCAACTGAATGATATTACAAATTTTGTCTTTAAATTCATAATAATAAAAAATAAACCCAGTTGTTTTTCCGATTACGATCTGTGCATATTTATCATTTTTATAGCGAATATACAAATCATTGTTATGACTACTATGAATCACTTCCAGTTCGTCAAACTTTCGGTAAACAAATCTTTTTATTTTACTATAATATTCTTCTTTGCTCATGTTATCTAAATTTTATTTGAAAGGTATCTTCAACATCATATGCTCGATCACGAGTACGCACTCATGGGTGTGATTCACCTTCATTTGAAAGGTATCTTCAACCCATCTGCCCAGAAGTATTTCAAAATCAACCTTTTCTAAATTAATTGTCATAAAAAATTTGTCACTAAGTTCATAGTTATAGTTATAGTATACTTCACCTGATTTTTTCTTAATTAGGATTTCAGCATATTCGTTATTTTTATAATGAAGATACAAGTCATTTCGTTTATTACGTTCAGTTACTTCCAGTTCATCAAACTTTCTGTAAACAAATCTTTTTATTTTACTATAATATTCTTCTTTGCTCATGTTACTTAGTTTTTATTTGGAAGGTATCTTCAATCAATGAGTATAATGGTGTATTTTTGGGGTATAATGTCGCTAACCTTAATTTGAAAGGTTTCTTCAATCCATTTGCCCAAAAGTATTTCAAAATCACTATTTTCCATATGAATTACCTTAATAAATTTGTTTCTAAAGTTACGATAATAGTAAACATTACCCGATTTTATATTAATTCGGATCTGAGCATATGGTTCATTATTATAACGAAGAAACAAAGCATCGCCAAGATTACGTTCAACCACTTCCAATTCATTAAACTTTCGGTAAACAAATCTTTTTATTTTACTATAATACTCTTCTTTACTCATTTTATTAAAATTTTATCTTAAAGTTATGTTCATCCATCGGGCTCCACCGTGAAAACCTCATCTTGATATTGATCACCTTTATTTTAAATGTATCTTCAACCCATCTCTTCAAAAGAATTTCAAAATCAGTCTGTTCCAACCGAACTATCTTATTAATTTTATCTCTGAATTTAGTATAGTAGTAAACCAAACTAGATTTTTTATCAATCATGATTTGAACGAATTCGTCATTTTTGTGACGAAGATACAAATAATTTCCTTTATCACGTTCAACCACTTCCAGTTCTTCAAACTTTCTGTAAATGAATATTTTTATTTTATTATAATACTGTTCTTTGCTCATGTTATCTAAATTTTATTTTAAAGGTATTTTTAGCCAAGCACGTGATCGTGTTTTTTTGCCATGTAAGATTTGTTTTACCTTCACTTGAAAAGTATTTTCAATCCATTTGCTCAAAAATAACTCAAAATCAGTCGTTTCCAACGGGATTATTTTATACATTTTTTTACTTAACCTATAAGAGTAGTAAACCTTACCTGATTTTTTTTCAATTAATATCTGGGCATATATTTCATTATTATAACGAATATACAAAACATTTCCTTTATCACGTTCAACCACTTCCAGTTCTTCAAACTTTCTGTAAATGAATATTTTTATTTTATTATAATACTGTTCTTTGCTCATGTTATATAAATTTTATTTGGGATGTATCTTCAAATTCGGTACCATGAATAATTACTGTACCACAGGGTATTGATCACTTTTATTTTAAAGGTATCTTCAACCCATCTATCCAAAAGAATTTCAAAATCACGCATTTTCAACGGAACCATCTTATTAATTTTATCTTTGAATCCAGTATAGTAGTAAACCAAACCTGAGTTTTTATCGATCACAATCTCAGCATAACCTTTGTTTTTATAACCAAGATACAAAAAATTTCCATTATTACGGTCAATAACTTCCAGCTCATTAAACCTTTTATAAACGAATCTTTTTATTTTACTATAATATTCTTCTTTGCTCATGTTATCTAAATTTTATTTAGTTGGTATCTTCAACCAACGAATCAGGTGGCTTGGGATTACAGCAGGGTGACTTACCTTAATTTGAAAGGTATTTTCAATCCATCCTTTCAAGAATATTTGAAAATCAGCATTTTCTAAACGAATTGTATAAAAAAATTTGTCTCTAAAATTATAATGATAGTATACTTCACCTGATTTTTTATTAATTAGGATATTTGCATATTCACTATTTTTATAATGAAGATATATTTTCTTTCCATTAGTACTTTTGAATACCTCTAGTTCATCAAACTTTCTGTAAATTAATTTTTTTATTTTATTATAATATTCTTCTTTGCTCATATCATTTAGTTTTTATTTAGTTGGTATCTTCAACCAGAAAATAGAGCAATACATCGGTTACGTCGATGGTCTTAACCTTCATTTGAAAGGTATCTTCAACCCATTTGCTCAGAAGTATTTCAAAATCAACCTTTTTTAAACGAATTAACTTACAAATTTTGTCTCTAAATTCATAGTTATAGTATACTTCACCTGATTTTTTCTTAATTAGGATTTCAGCATATCTATTATTTTTATAATGAAGATATATGTCGTCTCCATCGTTACGTTCAACCACTTCCAGTTCGTCAAACTTTCGGTAAACAATTTTTTTTATTTTACTATAATATTCTTCTTTGCTCATGTTATTTGGATTTTATTTGGTTGGTATCTTCAACAGCTTTGAGGCGAAAGGATACTCGGAAGCGATGGTCTTAACCTTCATTTGAAAGGTATCTTCAACCCATTTGCTCAGAAGTATTTCAAAATCAACCTTTTTTAAACGAATTAACTTACAAATTTTGTCTCTAAATTCATAGTTATAGTATACTTC